CAACAGATTTTTATCGGATTTTTGTCCTGCGACGGAGTGTCCGTATCCGTCGTTCGCCAAATCCTATTCCGAAATCCGGAGAATTGTTTCGTCTCTTGATGCCTTTCTGTGTTTTAGTTAAACTTATTGGCTGTCGCACTCGGTTTTGCTTCCTCGCGGGGTGGCTCTTCATATTCGGATGGCAAGCCCGAACATGAAACTCATCCGTTTTCTCGGAACGTACAAACCGTCTTTTTCCCGGTGGCTCGTTCATATGGCGACGGCGACGGACATAACCACTGATAAACGCAATTCTTGCAGGATTCAGAGTCGCGAATTTTTCGCCATGCATAATTCTCTTGCAATTCACGGACGATGAGATCGTATATCGAATCGTCGATCGTCCCGAGAGACGGCGCCGTTACATCCGAATAAATCCGGCCGTCAGGCATTACTGTCAAATTACCGAATGCTTCGATATTGACTGCCTGGTGAGCGAAAATTTCGCGACGGGACAATCGGATTTGTTTAATGTCCGCTTCGGAAAGGAATACGTTGCAGTCAAAAAATTCCTTGTTATCGTCATATACCGGAACCATTGCAAAGTCTTTCACTTCAAGTTTTTCCACCAGTTCACTCCATTCTCTGTATTCGCGGTCGTTCCGGACGATTAAATTGTATCCGAACGGGAGCGACAACCGCTGTTCTTTTTCCATCGGCTTTTCCATGTCGAATGCCTTCGGCACATTGTCTGGCTGTTCGCAGATGAAACGTACCTTATATCCGGCTTTAGCGAGCGTATATGGCGCAGTTGTTTTATCATGTAAACCCGCATAGAGAAAATAGAATAAGATTTGTTCTTTATATGCCTTCAAACGTTGCTCCATCTGGATGATCTCTCGATCGGTAACATCCGAAACGACCAAATTGATTCTCTGCAGCGACGGAGTCCATACTTTGTCCAAGAATCGAACAATCGTTTCACTACTCAGATGCTCCTCCGAACAGATCGGATAAATAATCTGTTTGAAATAAGACTTGTTACAACATAGACCTCCGATGTATATGGTTAAAGAAGACAGATATTCCAAAACATTTTCTCCGATTTCACGCTCCGGATCCTGCTTCAGCCGTTTGACGTCGTGCTGAATATTGAGCATCGGCGGCAGAGAAATAATCGGAGTTTCAGAAGATGTAATCCGGCCGAATCCCCGGGTTGTGATTTCATTGATGAATGACCGTGCATCATTATCGAGAGTTTCCGGATCGAACGATGCGGAATACAAATTATCATAATCCTCGAATACTCGGCATAATTCTCTGATCGAATCCGTTACGTTGAAATGGAACATGGTTCCTCGCGCCGACTCGTATAACAAGCCTTCCGTTCCTTTTCGCCAAAGAAATGTATCGGGAGAAAGCGTAAGTTTCTGTTTCATGGGATTCGCAATTTAGTCTATCAAAACATCTTCCATCAACTTCTTGTACAAATGCGGATGACGGGCGAGATGAGCCAAACAATACGACGAATACTGTTCGAATGTCTCTTGGTTCATATAGCCACGGCAGATTGGTTGTGTCGCGTCCAGATCCTCAATATAGTACATACACTGAATACAACTTCTTTTCCTGTAACAGAGCGAACACTGACGTTGCAGTTTCTCCAGATAGCCATTGAATCGTGCTACGATAGCATCCAAGTCGAGGGAAACTCCATTTGCAGATAACTGTCCGAGAGCGAATTTATGATCTATGCGCTCGCATTGCAGAATTTTGCCATTGACCGTAACGAACAGTTTCTTACTGAATGGAGAACAGGTTCCCGTTGGTGTGTAGTGCAGTTTGGATTCGTCCAGGAAAAGGCTGTTGTAGTCCCTGAACACGTTCCCGCTGTATTGGTGCAAATACAATAGCAAATCATGTGTATTAGGTTCTGCCACAAACATCTCTTCAGCAAGTTTTTCGTAGTTTTCCGATTCGTGCAAACTCTCGATCATGTTCCGGTAGGTTTGCTGGAACTCCTCCACCTTATCAGGACGAATCCCCGAATTGTTCAGTTCCGATATGGTCGGTTTCTTCCCGAATTCGCGCATGATGAAATCATGTGTTCGGGCAACGCTGTTGCGGTTATGAAGCACGGCATTGAATTCTACATATCGGGTAAAATAGTCCGGATATTTCGCCTGTAGGTCCTTTACGTTTTTATAGACCCGATCGAACGAATTCTTCCCGTCATGAGTTACCCTGTAACTTTGTCCGTATTTATCGCCATCGAGACTGATCAACAAGTGAAAACGCTTCTCGACAAGATAGTCCGTATAGCGATCGAGCAACATGGCGTTGGTCGTCATCGAAAAGTTGAAATTTCTATGCACATCGAGTTTTTCGACATAATCGACCATGCGCATGATGAAATCCATGTTCATCAACGGTTCTCCGCCATAAAAACTGAGATAAGTTCGCGGTGCGGCAGAATGTGCTGGACATGTGCGCCACAAAGACACGAGATAATCGAGAAGGATCCTGCCTTGTTCGAATGCCAGAAACTTCGTTTCGCGTTTGTCGTACCCGAAATATAAGTCGCCGTACCCGCAATACTTGCATTGCAGGTTACATGCATCGGTAACCTCAAAGGTTAATTGACGTAAATTGACCAATGAAGATAGAACTTCATCACGTGTAATACGTCGATCATTCAAAATTCGCCGATTATCCATATTCGTGCTCACATTTAATAAATTCCACCCGGTACTGTACACCGTATCCGAACTCATATCCGATACTTTCGCAACCCTTCAGAGGATCTGAATCGCATAGATAGCCATTAGCCCACAACAAATATATACAAAAAACATTTTAGATTCAATTTATTTATCTAAAAAAAATGAGTGAAAATATTTCCGGAATATGATTTCGCTCGTATTTTACCGCTTACCAGCGAATTTGAGTTGCCGAGCAAAAAAAATATAGACTTATTGGATATGTGTTAAAATAAATATTATATATTTGTATATACAAAACAACGTTATGCATAATACGAATATCAATATAGGGGTTTAATCCATCATCAATATTCATATGAAGAGCTTCAAAATCGACTACGCAGCGTGTAAAACGAGCCCGGGCGGCAACATTATGGCGAAGATTGAAAATTTTCAATCGCATTTCAAAGAGCATGAAAGAATGGGGCTGAATATATATGCCCGATCCCCCATGATTTCCGCATGTGATCGAGAAGTCGAAATTTTGGACAGGCATACCGGTCAGGTAAACAAGATGCTGATGTTCGGCTCTAACAGCTATCTGAATGCAACGATTTGCCCGGCGGCGGTCAAGAAAGCTGCCGAAGTAATCCAGCAATGCGGCATAGGTACGGGCGGAGTACCTTTGTTGAGCGGAACATCGGATTATCAGAATAAATTGGAGAAAGAAATTTCGCAATTGCTCGGATTTGACGATACGATCTTGTTTTCCTCCGGCTTCACGGCCAATATTGGAGCCTTGGTAGGTTTGGTCGGTTCGAATAATTTATTGGTATTCGATAAGCTGAACCACGCGAGCCTCATCGACGGAGCATTGATGTCGGGAGCGAAAATGACACGCTACCTTCATAGCGACATGCGCTCTCTGGAAAAGATTCTTTCGCAGAATGCGGAACAATATCCATACGGAATCATGATTGTTACCGATGGCGTATTCAGCATGGACGGAGACCTTGCGAATCTGCCGGAATTGCTGCGCCTTGCAAAGAAATACAATGCGCTCTTATTGATCGACGATGCACATGCGACAGGTATTATCGGGGACGGGGGCGCCGGCACCTTGAGTCATTTCGGTATCACAGAGCGTGATAACATCATCGTGACCGGCACCTTGAGCAAGGCGATCGGGACAGTCGGCGGATTCATCACGGCAAGTCAGAAAATCATCGATTACCTGAGAGTTTATGCACGGAGCAACATGTACTCGACGGCCCTTCCTCAAAGTGTATGCGCTGCCGCATACGAAGTGTTGCAGGATTTCAAGAGACATCCGGAACGAAGAGAAGCGCTCGACCGGAATCATAATTATGTACGTTCACGATTGAATGAGATGGGATTCAATACATTACATTCTGTTACACCCATCATTCCCGTAATCATAGGCGATGAGTATGTGCTGACTAATCTGATAAAAGATATTTACGACCGGGGAATATTTGTAAATGCGATCTTCCCGCCGGTCGTTCCGCCCAAGATGTGTCGTATCCGAATCGGCGTGATGTCATGCCACACTCAAGAAGATTGCGATCGCTTGCTCGATGTCTTTTACGAAACAGGTAAAAAATACGGGATTATCTAAACTCGACTACCCACCATCGAAGCAGCCATGATATAACGACGAATAAAAGAGAGAACGAGAACTGAATTCCCGTCTCTCTTTTGTTACATCCTTATCATTGATCTAAACTGTAGGAAGAGCAAGAATGTTCGATGCGGTCTTGATTGCAATTAACCGCAAACAGAAATAAATTCTTGCCATGCCATCCATTTTTCACTATTTTTGAGGCGGAATTATACATACATTCATTATAACTATAAATCGGATTATACAAAATGGCAGGGAGGGTGAGACGCACGAATGCTGAAATAGACAATGCCGTCATGACCGAGCTCGAGAAATTGGTCGTCCGAAACGGATTCGACAAAGTGCTTGTAACGGAACTGATGGCCAATGCCAGTTTGGAGCCTCCCGTCTTTTATAGACGCTATGGCTCTATCGACAATCTTTATGACAAGTTGGCCCAAAGATACGACTTCTGGATCAACGACACGATCAAGATGCCGGAGCTAAGCGATTTGGGCCCCAAGTCGTTTTTTGCGAAAACACTGAAGACACTGTACAAAGAGTTATGCAATAATGCCGTCATGCAGAAGTTATTGCTCTGGGAAATGTCTACGGATAATGATACGACCAGAAGAACGGCCCGGATAAGAGATCTGATGAACCTGAATATGGTCGAATATTACGATGTCCTGTTCAAGTCTGCCCATATCAATATCCGCGGCGTTATTGCCCTGCTGATTTCGGGTGTCTATTATTTGATCTTGCATAGGGAGCGAGCCCCTTTTTGTAAGATCGATTTTAACACCCCCGAAGGTGAAGCGGCCTTTTCGGAAGCTGTGGATATATTGGTCGGGATGTTGTTCGACCGAATCGAGGGGCACAACCCAAAGCGGGAGAGTTACGAACGTATGATCAAAGATGGAATCAGCAAGAAAAAGGCTTGCCAATACTTGGGGGTCGGCATCGACGAATTCGATTGAATTTTCTATGGCATGCCGGAGAAGTGGCCTCGCGTGTTCCGTTTTTCAACGGATCGAATATGCTTCAATATTTTAGTATCAGATGCTTCCCGTGGATTTTTTCTTCATATGCCATTGAAATTTTATCCGTGATGTAGCAGGAGGGAAGCATTCGGCTTTCAGATCATACGACTGATAACCGTGCAAACAATCCACATCGAACGAATTTGTATTCGCTCGATCGTCGTATCATCGGCGGCGGTTTCTGGCGAGACGGCTAATCGGAGTTGCTTCGAATTTTCGGGAGATTTGTATACACGACGCACAAGGCGCAGATGATCGGCAACGATGAAGTACATATTCCCATAACAAATTTCCTCTGCCACAGCCTTCTTTCGTAATAATAATACAGATTTGCGAGAATCCGGGTTGAACCGCTCATCGGCATATGTGATGGCTATCTGCGCATTTGCGGCAAGAGTCGAAGAAAATATAAGTATTTCGTCCGCTGGAAGAACCGGCGGGAATAACATCGTTTCATAATTGTTATAAAGCGGAATACGGACAATGTTATCGTGAAGAGTTTCTTGAGAATCGTTGTCGCCGTAAATAAGCCAGTCGATAGAATATCGCGGAAATTTCTGATGAATGATATTTGCCATATTCTTGCTGATCCCGCATTTTCCGCGCAAGATCTGATAGAGATTTTCCGGACGCTGAAACCCTATATGACGAGATAGTGCGTATGTACTCATCCCTGCATTTTCTATGACTATTTTCAATCGCTCCGCGGGAGTGCTATTGGATTTTGCCGGCATACGTTATAGAACAACGAATTAAAAAAAATAAGAAAGCACGAACCCGACATTGTCCAGATCCGAGGTATCGCCAAACACCCACTTACGGAACAAGTCAAGCTCGTGCCGCACGATAATAGTGCAATACACGAGCCCCGCTTGTCTATTCCCGTAAGTTGAAGTTGGCGATTTTCAGATCTGGAATAAACAGCTAAAAGCTATCTTATGTCAATTCTTTCGTCTTTCCGGTTCTTGTATAATTATTTAGTGAAACAAAGGTAGTAAAGAATTTTGGAAAATCACTCGATTCGGATATATTCCGAGTATCGGATATCGACATATGGGTTATCCCCGGCTATGGTCTGGTGTATGGCTTTCACTCTACGCCAGAACCACCAGCCCTTATATTCGACCCACACGGCCTGCCGCAGCGTTACAGGCACACGGATTTCACCTTTCAGACGTCCGTTCTCGATAAGCCCCGCCAGTTGGATATGAGGCGTTATCATCTCCACTTTCTGACGTAATATCGGTACGGTATCCCGTATGACCACCGTATCGCGTACCACTGCATCTATCGGCCCGGTAATCTCGATTTCGTGGCGCGCCGCAGCTTCGAGGTTTTTGATTTTCACCCCGAGCCGCCTGATGGTCTCGGCATCCTCGACCCGGAAGCGTCTGTACTCGTCGAGCGTCAGTTGCAGCGCCTTGGCATCGAGCGCCATCGTCGCCGAATCCGCCTGTATACGCCTCACTTCCGAAAGCAGGGCCGTGCTGTTCGACCGGTAACGGTCCCGTTCCTCTTTCAGCCTCACCGTGTTCCGGTGCTGGAGCCACACGATGCCGCCAAGCACCACGACAGCTGCCAGCAGGCATTTTATGAGTATCTTATTCATAAGCTATCGCGCTTTCGGGGATGAACCAAAGAAACTCGTCCATGTACGCCTCTTCCAGCAGTACCAGTGCACCCCTGTTCCTCTTCCGGCCGAAAGAGAGGTCCTCGACGACGAGTCCGCGCCGGCCGGCCAGCTCGCCGAGCTTCAATTCGGAGAGCTCCGCCGAGGCTATGATCGTCACGTATGCATTTTTTACCATATTCTACCTCCCGTTATAGTGGCTATTGTGTTCCAGCAGTGAGCGGATGTCCTCACGTATCTCGTGCAGGTCGTTCTGAATGGAATTAAACCGCGTGATCGTCGCCTCGAACACGGCCTTGTCGAGCTTGATGGCGTCGATACGGTCATACTGGTCCTGAATCTTTTCTTCCAGCCTGTCGCAGCGGTGCTCCAGTTCCTGAATTTGCCGCGTGTTGTTCAGGTGCTGGACATACATCGTCAGCAGAAACGAGAGCACGACCGTAATCATCCTGAAATGTTTTATTACAAACTGTTTGAACTGTTCCATATATCTATTCCATTAGTAGTGTGAATGCTTCCCTGATGGCCCGGAGCAGGGCTTCCGCCGCCTTGCTGTTCCAAAACCCGTAGATGACCAGGGCGATCATGATTGCCAGATAGACCCACCAGGCAATCTCCTTGCGGTCAATCTTCCGGTTCTTCATCCTTGGGTGTGTTGGCGGGTACGATGACATTGAAGATGACGTTTCCGTCACTTCCCTCGATACGCAGGCGATTCTCCTCCTTGTGTTTGATGGGGAATATCTCCATGAGCGCCTTGGCGGCGTTGACCGACACGGCACGCAGCGGTGCCGGCGAGAGCGGGACCCCGAACCGGTCGGTATAGTCCGTCGTGGCGGTCTCGTCCATCACGGCTTTCAGCGTCTCCGCCACCTGCAGCTTGACGGCCATCGTCTCCATCTCGAACCGTTCGGAGGAGAGCAGCGCCTTGATATGCGCCAGCACGTGCGGTTTATGGATTAGGTAGTTGGCCGCTGAATGCGGATTCTTTACCGCCTTCTCGCCGAACACCTCGACATAGCATCTCTTCGGGCGGCCGGCATATTCCAGCCCGCCGTTCACATAGAGCTCGCAGAATTGCAGCTCCTCGTCGGAGAGCGTCTTCTCCTCCCTGTTTTCGGGTATGTTGTTCGTTTTTCCGGACATCTTCTCTTTTTGTTAAAGAGTAGGCGCTTTGTCCGCAGGAGGTTTTATGAAACCGGCTTTTGCCTGAATCAATTGCTCGATAAGCGTGTCGTAGAAGACCTGCGCCAGCGCGTCGGCACACGACTCGGCGTCGGCGAGCGAGTTGATCAGGCGCATGTTGAATTTGATTTCGAGGTCGTAGCCCGATATGACGGCCATGAGCTCGTTCCCGTCATAGCCGAGGGCGCCATAAGTTGTGCGGTCTGCCGTGCGGAAGGTGACGGTTTCGGGAACCTGCTCCCGGGTATCCTGCTTCTCCTGTTCCATGGGTTATATCTTGAAATGTTCGCGTGTCTTCTCCTTTTTCCGTACCATGCCCGCCGCGCTGCCTTCGCCGTTGCGCAGCCGCAAGGTATAGACTCCCAGTATGTCGAGCGTCGCCGTGACGTCCGCCGCCGCATCGTGGGCGTCGTCCAGCTCCACGCCCAGCCGCGGAGCGATCAGTTCCAGCTTGTAGGAGGTGACTTCCCCATCTGCGGCGAAGGCCAGCCGGCCGAGGTGCAGCGTGTCGATATAGTGGGGCTGGAAATTGCCGTAGTAGTCCCTCGTCCCGGCAAAGGTCTTCTCGAACTCGGCGATAAGCCCCGCGTAGTTCATCATTTGTTGCAGGAACCCGATGTCGAAAGCGATGTTCTGCCCGATAAGCACGGGTTTGTACTGGCTGCCTTTCGAGAGCGTATTCCGTCCGGCGAAGGCGATGATGTTCCCGGCAATCATGCGGATGTCCGCGCCTTGCGAGCGCAGGAGCTCCATCGTGATGCCCGAGTAGTCCAGCGCTGTCTGCTCGTACTTCATCGGCATGGATTCCATCAGCTCCTGTTCGCGTCGTGTGCGCAGCACTTTCTTTCTGGGCAGCCCCGCCTCCTGCCTGCGGTAAGGCGCGACATAGGCCTCGTAGCGCTCCATGACCTGCCACGTGTCGAAGCGCACCGCCTGCAAGGATACCTGCGTGCAGGCGCATTCGCGGCAGTCCAATCCCCCGGTCTCGAAATCCAGACCGATACCGGTGTATATCTTCCGTTCCGTTTTCTGTACCATAGCGTTATCGTTGAATGAATAAAAGCGTGTTTTTAGTCGTCTGCAGGGTGTTGCAGCCGCTGTAATCGCTATACCGGATCATGGCCGTGAGGATGACGACCTTGTCCTTGAGCGACTGTATCTCCGCGCGGTGCGCCGCGTAGCAGTCGTTCCAGACGACGCATTCCGTAAGTCGGTTGTTCTGCGAGAGCGTCAGCTTGGCGAAGCGTTTGCTGCCTCCCGTCTCCCGGTCCTTGTAGACGTGTTCCGTCACCTCCGCGACCGTGGCGCAGACGGCGGCACGCCGCCCGTCGTTCTCGTCGTGCGCCACCTCTTCCAGCGAGAGGTAGGACGCCTTGCCCTTGACGGCGGCCCGCGCCTCCGAGTTGTCGAAGATGCGGCGGTAGTCGATGGAGCCGATGCCCGACACGGCGATCTGCTGCTGCGACCAGAAGTAATGCCTGTCCCGCGTTTCGGCCGGAAAATCCTTCTCGGGGAGGGTGAATCCCAGCTCGCGGGCGGCACGTTCCAGCACGGCATAGCGTTCCGTCACCGCCCGCACCTTCTCGACACGGTCAAAACAGCCGGCCAGAATCATGTTCTTGACATGCCGCGCGTTGACCGGCACTTTCACCGCCTCGTCGGGATTGTCGGGGTCGTCCCAGTATTTGTACTTTTTGAGCTTGTAGCGGAAGATGCGGTGTATGAAGTTCTCCACGCTCCCGAACGGACCGCGCGCCCGTTCCGAGACGATGTACTCCACGGTCTTCATGCCGACCTGCTTAATGCGCGAAAGCGACCAGAATATCTCGTCCGTGGTGTAGTCGGTGAAGAACTCCACGCCCGAGCGGTTGATGTCCGGCGGCACGATCTTGGCCGGGGAGCAGCGCTCCATCTCCGACATGAGGGCCGGTATCTCCCTGTCGTCGGCCCATTGCAGGGCGACGGTATAGAACGCCGAGGGGAAGTTGGCCTTGAGCCATGCCCCGCAGTAAGCCGTCAGGGCGTACGCGGCGGCATGGGAGCGGTTGAACGAGTACCTTCCCGCCACCTCGATCTTGTGCCAGATGGTTTCCGCCTCGTAGTCCGGGCAGCCGTTCCGTATGGCTCCGACGATGAAGTCGGCCTTGAGCGTAGCCATCAGGTCGGCTTTCTTCTTGCCGATGGCCTTGCGCAGCAGGTCGGTCTTGCCGAGGTCGAAACCGCCGAGCGTGTGGGCCACGGACATGAACTGCTCCTGATAAACCATAATCCCGAACGTGTTTTTCGTCGCCTCGTAGCAACCATAATCGTAAACCGGCGCCACCTCGCCCCGGCGGTAGCGGACATAGTCCTCCGTGGCCCCGATGTCGAGTGTCGCGGGGCGGTACAAGGCGTTGACGGCGATCAGGTCCTCGATGCAGTCGGGCTGCACGTCCTGAATGAAGCGCGTGATCCCCGGCGAGGAGAACTGGAAAACGTTCTGCGTGTTGCCCTCCGAGAGCAGCCGGTAGGTTTTTCCGTCCTCCAGCATCTCCTGCGTGATACGTTCGATAGACAGCTCCTGTCCGAAATGCCCGTTGACCAATGCGATGACGGAACTGAGCTTGGCAAGCTCCTTCGTGGCCAGCACGTCCTCCTTCAGCAGCCCGATCTCGTCCACCGAGTAGCCGTCGAACTCCGAGACGAGCATGCCGTCCGTCTTGCGCACGGGCAGGAAGTCGAAGCACTCCGCCGTCCGCCCGTCCCGGGTCTCGGGTGTGACGATGATGGCCGAGGCATGTACCGATGCCGCCCGGGGCTGTCCGAGCAACAGCCGCACCTCCTCGACCACCTCCGGGTAGGTCCGGATAAAGTCCTTCAGTTTCCTGTTCCCCGCCGCCTGCCTGAACAGCCCCGTCCAGTCCGTCCCGTCGTCCAGCATGGCGGTGATGTAGTTCACCGTGCCGTGCGGCACGCGGTGTACGCGGGCGACATCTTTCAAGGCCGCCTTGAGCTGCATCGTGGTGAAGGTCCCGGCGGAGAAAACCCGCCGGCGGCCGCCCGTGTCGTACCGCTGCTCGAGATACTCCTTGATCTCCTGACGGCGGTCGGAGGCGTAGTCGACGTCGATATCCGGCAGGGAGGCGTGGCCTCCCTCCACCAGTCCCTTCCCGACAAAGGAGTCCGCCGCGGTAAGGGGCTCCCTCGTCCTTCTGATTTTTATGTCCTGAACTTTCATCGAAAATATTTCTTGTATCGTGTAATGGCGCTGACGGTCTGGCGGCTGACCCCGTATTTCCCTGCAAGGGCCTCCTGCGAGATCCCTCCTGCATGGTATTTCTGCCGTATCTCTTCCGCCTGTGCGTTGGTCAGCTTGGCGTTACGGCTCTTCTCGCCGTAGTCGTTTTTCAATCCGCCCGCTATGGCGTGCTCCATGTTGCGCCGGTGCGTGCACATCTCGAGGTTGTCCGCCGCGTTGTTGTAGCGGTCGCCGTCGATGTGGTTGATCTCCAGCGCCGGGTCCCAGTCCGGCAGGAAGTGCCGGGCCACGGGTGGACATTCAAGGTTATGAAGGGAAGAGCCGTAACGCCAAGCTGACCAACGCACAGGCGAGCCGGTGCACGGAGAACTTCGTCCCGACGCCGTGCCTGTAAAGCCTCACGCGGTCGTAGAGCGACGTCGTGCCGCACCATGGGGAGAGTATGCGCTCGGGCTGCGTATAGGTGATGCCGTCGTGCGATACCTCCCGTTCGAGGCTCTTGACCCGGCCCCGGTTGCTGATCTGATATTTCCCTTCATAACCTTGAATGTCCACCCACGTTTCCGGGGTGTCAGCCATCGATGATTCTGTTACATGCGGTTTGAAAAATCTGTTTGTCTATCTCGATACCGATGAACGGCCGCCCGGTGTTGCGGCACGCCACGGCGGTGCTGCCGCTGCCCATGGCGAAGTCGAGCACCGTGTCGCCCTCGTCGGTGTAGGTGCGTATGAGGTATTCCAGCAGGGCCACGGGCTTCTGCGCGGCGTGCAGACAGGAGAGTTGCTTGTCGGTCTTGTACCTGAGCACGCTGCGCGGGTAACGCTCCGTGGAGTTGTAGTCCCGGTAGTTGTCGTGCCGATGATAGATCTCGCCCGCGTTGCATTTCTCCTGATGGGCTGCCATGACCACCTTGCGCGGGTGTCCGCCGGTCTTGACGGGGTTGTATTTCGGCAGCCTGTCGTAGAAGACCAGAATGTCCTCGTGCGCCTTCATCGGCATGCGCCGGGCGTTCAGGAATCCCGTCGGCTGCGTCTTCTCCCACACCCATGCGTAGCGCAGCCGTTTGAGGTTCGATGTCCCCAGCACGCTGGTAAAGGGCTGCTGGCAGAACAGCAGCACCGGCGTTTGCGGCAGGGTGATCCCTTTCAGTGCCTTCCACATCCCCGGGATATCGATGACGGCGTCCCAGCGGCAGTGCGTGGTGCCGTACGGCGGGTCGGCAAGGACCATGTCCGCCCTCACGCCCTGCCCGGCAAGCCACGGCAGAACCTCGAGGGCGTCGCCCCGGTAGAGGTCGCAGCCCTCATAGGGGCGCAGATGTTCGCAGTTCGGATTCATGGGCCATAACACTTTTCAGGTTCCACAACAAATCTCGGCGGTCGAAAAGAATGTCATCGCCACGTTTCAATTCATCGGCATATACCGTCAGCTCTTTGTCCTCACGTACGACCCGCAGCCGGGCGTCCGCGCACAGGCGGCAGGTCGCGCCGTCCACCGTCACCTCCACGTACCGGTCCCCGCACTGCAACGCTACGTCCGGCGCCAGCACCGTGATCTCCTCCTTCCAGCCAAGGCCGCAACGTTCCGGGACAAGGAAGCGGGAGAAGAGCAGTCCGTATTTCAGCGGGTCGATGGAGGTGATGCCGAGCAGATAGGCGACCAGCGAGCCGCCGGCCGAACCGCGCCCGATACCCGTCGCTATGCCGCGCCGGTGCGCCTCGCGCACCATGTCCCACTGGACGAGGAAGTAGTCCACGTTGTCGGTCGATTCGATGATGTAGACCTCCTCGTCCAGCCGTTCGCGGTAGCGGGCGTGCCCGGATGGCGGTATCTTCGCCTCGAGACCTTCGTCCAGCAGGCGCAGGAACATCGTCCGCCTCTCCCCGTACCGTTCCCGCTCTTCCGGCCGCATCCGGTACTCGGGCATGTACATGCGCCCCGTCTCGAAGGCGGCGTCCGCCTGCTCCGCAATCTCCACCGTGTGGCGGCACATACGGCGGAACAGCGCGTCGAAATCCCACTTTTCGGAGAAGAGCGGCCGAAGCCTGTCGTAATGCTCGTCCACGCTCTTGAAATAAAGGTCGTCGCTCTGCTCGTGCGCCGCGCCCGAGTCGATCTTGTTCAGCACGATTTTCGAGCCCGCCTCATCCCGGTCCGGGTAGTGGCAGTCCGCAATCAGGATGGGTTCCACCGTGAAGGTGTCCGCCACGGGGTCGTAGCATTCGTCGAAGTAGTGTTTCAGGGCCAGCAGCCGCTCGCGGTCGATGCGGTCGGCCTTGTACTCGCTGCCGTCCACTTGGTAATAGACGGCTTCGAACCCTTTGCGCAGCCGTTCCACTTGCCCGGGGTGCGAGCTCATCCAGCGGGCCGAGCGGGTGGCGAAGACCAGCACGCAGCCGGCAGTGCGAACGAGCAGCCGGTCATACGGCAGCACGTGCCGTTCGGAGTCCACCATCACGGCCCGCTGGATGAGCAGGAGGTTGTGCAGCCCCTCGTCATTCAGGGCGTATATCTTGATGTCGACCGGCTCCCCGTCGTGCTCCATGGTCAGCGAGTAGCCGAAGACGTGTTTCAGTCCTGCCCGGGCGCACTCTTTCTGGAGGTTGAGCGTCGCGGCCATCGTGTTGCGGTCGCAAATGCCGATGGCCGTATGTCCGAGCCACTTGGCCTTGCGGCACCACGTTTCCAAGGCTCCGGAGGCGTTCAGCAGCTCGTAAGGGGTGTGAATGCCCAGATTCACGAAGGGGATATTGTGCCTCGGCGGCTTGGGGTGCCCGATGTATTTGAGGATGTTGAAACGGAAGTTCTCCCGCAGGTCGTAGTAATACCAGTTCCGCCCGAAGGGAAACGCGACGTGGCGGATACCTTCCTCCATCAGCACCTCGGGACGTTCCATGAGGTTGAAGGCGAGGCTGTCGCCCTCGCTCCGGAAGATGGAGTCCACGCCCGAGAGGTCCGCCATGAAGAGGCGCCCGAAGCCGGGAACCTCCACCACCTCCGCGTCCACGGGGCTGTAATCTATGCCGTGGTCGTCGAGCCACGTCAGAAGTTCCTGCATCATCTTTCCTGTACTTTTTTGAGTTTGTATTCGATAGGTGTCAGCAAGCGGTACGCGAACGTACGGTAGGTTTCCCCGTCGTCCATCCCATCCCAGTCCTTGCCCGCGTCGGCAATGTCGGCGATGAAAACCTCGAAATAGGCCCTCAGCCGCTCCGCCGTATGCTTGACGGCCTCCACCGCATCGCCGTCATAACCCACGACCACGCTCTTCACGCCCTTCGCCTGCAACTTGTAAATCTGCACGTCGGAAATCTTCTTCCCGAAGGTCGCGACGGCAGCCACGCGCGAATTGTCGTAGAGTTCCAGCTTGCGCGTGAGGGCTATGACATCGAAGATTCCTTCCGTGAGGATGACCGTGTCGGTCTCACCCGCACGGACCGCGTCATAATTGTAGAGCAGCTTCGAGAAGTCGTTTTCCGTGGAGTTCCGGTAGCGCAGGATCTTGTAGCCGCTGGAATATTTCGCCCTGCGGTTGTAGGCGTCGATGGCCTCTTTCGGCCATGTGTGCCGGGCGACATACCCGACCGTCATTTCCCCGTCGATGACGGGAAATACCACGTAGTCGGCATAGCGGAGGTTGAGCCTGCCGGTCGTGCCGGCGGGGAAATACCCGTAATCGTCGGAGCAGAATCCCCGCGCCTGCAGGTACGGGTGCCGGAAGGTGCGCCTGTAAAAATCCGGCAATGACGCGGGAACCAGCCCGTCGTCGATCTCCTCCGGTTCGTGAGAGAGGAGAAGCAGGTTTTCCAGCGGTGCGGCGATGTCGGCCGTCGGCGTGACCATCAGGTCCATGCGGCCGATGGCTTCGAGCAGCTGTCCGAGGGTGCGCGTGGAGGCACCGCACGAGAAGCAATGTCCCATGAAGGGCTTGCGGCGGGTGGTTTCGGGACCGATGTAGATACCGAACTTCCCGCCCGTCTTGCCGCAGAACGGGCAGCGGGGGACGATCAGGTTCTTGCCCCCGCCGTCGCGTTTCGCGTCTGTCTCGCGGGCGATCTCCCTGACCAGATATTGCTGTTCCTGTACCGATAGTTCCATATTAAGGTATAGTACCGCTTCCTGCAGCAAGGTTTGAGAAAGACCCGAAAAAACGAGGGGATTTGAACCGGAGAAACAGGCGTTTTCATTCGGTTCAATCGCTGTAATGGATAAAAAAGCGTGTTTTGCGGGGATATTTCGTCGCGTATGAAGGAAATTTCGGCCGGCCATAGCAATAACCGGATCTCGTCAAAACGGTGAAATGACCATATCCCCTGATTACGTCGTATCATGGTAGCAGATGTCTCTTTTCACGACCGTATTGCAACATGCCGTGAGTGCGGGATTGTGGCAGTTGGCAAAAACAGTCCATCCGGTTTCCACCGAGCATTCCCGAACTTGCAATCCCTGGCTTTTTCTGCAATATCACTGGTCTCTCTGTTTCAATCCCTGTTCAGGTTCAGTGTCCGTTGCGCATCGAAGAACACTTCGTTGTCGTAGTCCGTGGCAATCTTTATGGTGTCGCCTTTCTTGAAGAAGCGGCTCTTGGCCATGTGCAGGCGCATGACGTTCTCCTTGCGCTCGGCCGATGACTGGTTGAGCGAGATAAGGTGCGTGCAGGGCCGCGCCAGTCCTTTGGCCTCGGAGCAGTTGTACTCCGTCAGGACGTTGCGCTCGTCGTTGAGCCATTCGCGGTCCTCGATGGTGGACTGGTAGGTAACGACCATCCACACCTTCTCGTCGGCCGCGAGGTCTTTCAGGTCGTTAGCTACGGCGATGCGCTTGGCCCGTTCGTGGCTCGCGTCCCACAGGCGGCGGTTGGCGTCCGTCAGGAGGTCCATCGAGTCCACGATCACGATGTCCGGGTTATGCCCTTTGAGCTTGCGGTACTCGGATATGCCGTTCTTGATGTCGAGCGTCGATACCTGAGCGTTGAAACGCGGGTAGCTGCGCACGGTGATGCTTCCGGCATACGAGAGCACCAGCTTTTCCAGATGGCGCATCTCCGTGTCCGAGATTTTTCCCCGCTCGAAATAGTAGGCGTTCTTCGAAATCAGACCGCCGGAATAGGCATTCAGCGCCTCCTCTTCCGAACCTTCCAGCTGGAAGTGCAGCACGTGGAGCCCATCGTCTATGTCCGCCCGTACGCCTATCCATTTGGCGATATGGGATTTCCCGACACCCGTGGAGGCGAGGAAGCAGGTAAGCTGCCCCCGCAGGTTGCGTCCGGCGTTGAGCGCGTCAAGGTACGGGATGTAGAAACGCGATACGCGGGGCGCCATCGAGCGCTCCTCTTCCTCCTCGCGGCGTCGGTTGCGCTCGAAACGCTCCGAGAAGGTCTGGGCCACGTCGATGAACGAGCTGCTCTTGAGCGTGAAGCCCGCCAGCCACTCGGCGTACTCTTTCAGTGCCTTCTCGGCCTTGTCCTGCCGGTTCTCGTTGTAGAGCTTGCCCACCTCGGCATAGACGGACTGCAGCCTCACGCCCTTGATGTAGCTTTCGAGCATGTCGGTCATCACCTCCGGGCTCTGGCCCTCGTCGTACTCCCGGAAGGTGTCGATGAGTTCCAGAGCGTCGTAATCCCCGTGGAAGGTCTGCGCCAGCACGGCATACGAGGGCGGGACCTTGTAGGCGCGGTAATGCGAGGCGATGCTCTCCTGTACCCGCTGGAAGGAACGGTCCGGCAGGTATTCCTTGCGCATGTGGCAGGAGAGTATGCCGCAGAGCCCTTCCTGTCTCAGTGCCGTGGCGTACAGCTCGTAGAGGAACTCCGCACTCAGCGGGCTGGTCGTGCTCATGGCCGCACCTCCTGTCTTTTCGTCCACGTCTCGCAGCGGAGGCGGTAGAGTTCGGGGTACAACGCCTCGGCTCTGCGACGGCACCGCCCGGCATGGGTACAACGCCGGCAGGAGGGCGAGAAGGGCGTCCAGAGCAAGGTGGATGCGCCGCAGACGGCATAGCCCGCCTCCGTGGAGAGCAGGCGCCGCTTGGTCGTCTCCTCGTACTCGGGATAGACGAACCGCGAGAACGGGTGGCGGCTGCGGTCTTCCACCGAGGCCGCCAGCTCCTCACGCGAGAGGGAGAAACTTCCGAGCCACCGGTCCTCACGGTACCGCCGTTTCCGGTCCACCTGCATGTACCTGCCTACCGCCTTCTCCCCGAACGAGTGCGAGACATCCCACCGCCGGCGGTAGTCGGCACCGTACCCGAAGATGGCATGGACCTGACAGATGCAGAAGTCCGCCAGCCGTTCCGCGCTGACCGGGGTCAGGCGGTCGAAGCAGGTGTCCAGCACCCTGCCGGCACGCCCGCCGGCGGGGAAGACGAAATCGTCCCACAACGTCGTGCGCACGAGGCGTGTGAAGAGCCTCCGGCTGTTATTTTTCCACTCGTCTCTCTCCATCGCGTGTCAGAAGGTTACGCAGTTGTGCCTTGGCCAGAAACAGACGGCTCTTGACCGTCTCGATGTTCCGGGTATGGAGCGTCCCGTTGGTATAGGTAATCTCCATGATTTCCCCGATCTTGTATCCCGCCTGTTGCAGGAGGAAGGCTTCCCGGTAAATCGGTTTGAGCCGGTCCAGCGCCCAGAGGATGTCGTCGTTGTAGAACTGGCGGTAGTTGTCCATGCCCATGCAGTTTTCCGACGGCTCGTCCTCGGCGAGCAGCGAGGAGCGCAGTTCCCCGATATCCACGTTGTCGTCCGCCGGCACCCGGTTGCGGTTCCGGGAGTTCAGGTCCGCGACAAGACGCTTGGTGACGGCGTATATCCACGTCTTCACGGGACGTGCCGGGTCGTAGGAGTCCATGTACTTGAAAAAATTGGTAAGGGCCTCCATGTAGTTGTCCTCGACATCCTCCTGATTGAAGGTATACTTGATGCAAATGCTGTATATCAGATTTTTATGGGGCAGGATATACTTTCGAAGAAGCGCCGCCCTCCGTTTCGCGGACTCATCCCCAGAGGATGGCTCCGCTGTAAAAAACATGTCTTTCTTTTCCACACTTTCACTGACAGAAAGAAGTTCGTAGCCAATCTCATGTCCTAATCTGTCAGCTTCTGCGAGCGTCAATTAAAAGCGGGCGGCAGCCTTTTCCGCCGCCCCCGAATCTCGAATGCCTGTCATTTTACAATCTGTGCCTGCGTATATAGTAATAGAAGAGGTGGCAGGCGTCGGCCGCATTGTCGTCCACGGGCACGATGCCGTACCTGCTCTTGCACGCGGCGATCATCTGCGCCTTGGTGGCGCGTCCGTCTCCCGTGGCCCATTTTTTCAGGGCTGCGGGGTTGACGAACTCCGGTTCGGGAAGATCCAGCTCGTCGCAGACTTCAAGCAATATCCCCCGCAGCTCCGCCAGACGCCGCATGTCATAGAAATGACGGTTCACCGACACGTCCTCGGCCACGACCTGCCGGATGCCGTAGCGGCGCATGTAGGCCAGCAGCATCGTGCGGAAAGCCCCGTGCATCTTGTTGCCGTTGCGCCGCTTCGACTCGGCGAAGTTCCACACTCCGGCCTCGTGCAGCGAGAAATATCCCGTGTGCGTGGCGATGTCCAAGGCCACGACCTGCTCCCTTGTGAGGGCTTCATTCCCCGATTCTCGACTCTCCATGTTCCTTCACGATTACGAGTTTGTGGGGATACCCCTCGGCCACGTTGCCGTGCGAGACGACCAGCACGGTTCCGCCGAGTGCGTTCAGCGCCTCGAACATTGAGGCCAGCCCGGCCTCGTCCACCGCCTCCAGTATCTCGTCGAGAACCAGCAGGTCCAGCCCTTTCCCATCGTCGCAGTTGGCATTGACGAGCTTCTGCATGGCAAGGATGGTCGCGAGGTTCACCCGTGCCGCCTCTCCGGCGGAGAACTTGCCGAACGAGCCGCAGTCCACGCCGTCACGCAGCAGCGAGACGGAAATCTTCTCGCGCACCTTGCCGCTCTTGAGCATCGTGTAGCCGTCGAAGCGGACGCGGATGTCGCTGCCGATGCCGGCGAGGAACTCGTTGGTGACGCGGCCGAGCGCCTCGATCTTGGTGTTGGCCAGATAGGTCTTGAACTGCACGAACCGCTCACGCTGCACCTCCAACGCCCGCACCTTGTCATCCACCTCGAACTTCCGTTTGGCGGTCTGCGTCGAGCGTTGTTTCTCCTGTTTCATCGCGGTACGGAGCGACTGTGTCAAATCGGTCGTCGCGGCCTCGTTCACCTCGCGGATGGTTTCCTGCAAGGTTTCCACGGCGCACTCGGCAGCGCGGATATCCTCCCCGGCCTTGCGCTTCTCGCGGTCGAGTGCCGCATTACGTTCGTCGATGAAGCCGAACACCTCGTCGAAGACCTTGCGGCGGATGCCGTCTATCTCCTCCTGCAGGGCGGCAATCTCCGCATGGACGCGCTTGCGGTTGCGCTCGGCACTCTCTACATTGTCGGCAGCACCGCGCACCGACCGCTCGTGGTCGGAAAGCCGCTGTTCCCAGCCGTGGCGGTCATCCTCCAAGGTGCGGCGCTCGGCACGGATGCGGCTCTGCCGCATCTCGACCTCTTCCGTTTGCCGCTCTCCGGCTTCTATGCGGCCGTTAATCTCGGAGAGTTGCTGCTGACGCATACGCAGGTCTTTCGTTCCCGCCTCGATGTCGAAGCCCGGATGCGCCACCAAAAATTCGTGTCCGCAGGCGGGACAGGTGATCGAACCCGCCAGCTTGTTGGACAGCTCGTCGATACCGGCGGAAATGGTACGCCGTGTCCGGCGCAGGTTATCGAGGCGTCCGGCAAGGTCGCGCAGCTGCCGGTCGATATCCAGCAACCGTGACCGGAAGTCCGCCGTCCGTTCCTCGTACCCGGAGCAGAAGCCGTCATACCCCGCCTTAAACTCCTCCCACGCCGCACGTTTCTTCGCCAGCGTTTCCTCGGCGAGCCTCACCGCAGCATCGAGGTTGTCAAGGTTGGCACGGGCAACTTCCAAATCCTCTTTTTTGAGTTCGAGTGTCCGGCTCCAATCCGTGCGCCGGGCGTCAGGGAAAAGCGTCATAAACGTTTCAATGGCTTTCAGACACTCTTCCAATGGGGTGTCCGACGATTCCAGCTCCTGCAACGTCTCGTCCGCCTGCCGGACCTTCTCCAACGCGGAATCTGCCCCGGCGACCGATTCTCCCCGCAGGCGCGCCTGCTCCCGCTTGGCGGCGATGGCCGCTTCGAGTTCCGCGATGCGGGCCTCCCGTGTGCGTCCGCGCTCTTCGCCCGCCGCCGTTTCCCGTTCGATCTGCTCCTGCAACATCCCGATGCGGCCGTCGATGCCGGCCAGTTCGAGGTTGACCTGCTGCTGCTCGGCAACAAGCGGCGCGATGTCCTCCTCGACGCAGGCGATAGCCCCGTCCACGAGGATGCCGTTCGAGAAACGGTTGATAATCTCCTTTTTCTCCCGGTCGGAGGAGGAGAGGAAATCCTCGTAGCGGTACTTCGAGAGGATGAAGTTGTTCAGCAGCTCGTCGCGCGTGATACCCAGCTTGTCGAGGATATAGCGGTTGTAGGCATCTACCGAGGGTTGCACGGCTTCGTCCGTCTCTACCTTCTTGCCGCCCCGCCAAAGCGTGCAGGCGACCGTCGAGGTCCCTTTGCGGGGAATACGGCGTTCCACGAGCAGCTCTTCGTTGCAGGCATTGTTGGTAAAATGCAACCGCAGACGGCACTCCCCGGCGTCGTCGTTGATGATCTCCTCGGCGCGTATCTTCCTGAGCGGGCTGCCCGTGATGCCGATGGCGATGCACTCCAGCAGGGCGGACTTGCCGGCGCCGTTCGACTGCTGGGAGTCGTTATCGCGGTTGTCGCCGAAAATGAGCGTCGTGACCCCTTGCTTCGGGGCATACGACAGGTGGCGGAAAGCGCACAGGTTCTCCGCCTCTATGTTCCTTAATTTCCACATGGCACGTTTTCGATTTTAGATAAATATTCCAGTCCGACAGCCACCTCCTCGATTTGCTTCTCGCGGCAGAATTCCTCGTAGGTCTCCCGGATGCGGCGGCTGTCGAATTTCTCGAAGAGCGACGAGGAGCAGGCTTCGAGCATCTCCTCGTCGTCGGCGACAAGCTCCACCTTCGCGGCACCCGCCTCCAAAAGCGCTGCTTTGTCCACCGTCTTCATGGCGGCCTGCGGCGCATGAACCCGCACCTTGACCTTGTAGCGGCCGTCGGCACCGATCTCCCTGAGCTCGTCCATGAGGTGCAGCCCGGCACGTTCCACGGGGACATCCAGCACGCGGTAACGGGTGTTCACGCGGTTCTTGATGAACTCGTGCGAGCCGTCGGAGTAGATAAGGGTATATCCTTTCTGCTCGTCCTCGCCGAAGTTGTGCTGGCGCGAGGAGCCGATGTACTCGATGCGGGTCTTGGGGATGATGCAGCGGTTGTGGTAATGGCCGACAAAGACCTTGTCGAACGCCTCGAATATCTTGGCCGGCAGCTCCTTTTCGGAGGGCTGGGCCAACGCCCCGTTGATACCCTCGTGTATGTAGAGGAAGTTGAGCCGCCCCGGGTCGAGGGCTTCCTCCCGCAGGCGGTCGAGGCGCGTGCAGAACGAGCCGTCCTCCGGGAAGTAGCCCATCATGTGAAGGACGAAACGGCAGTCGTCACCCACGGGCAGCGACACGTACTCGTCGCACACCAGCACGTTGGGATGCCGGTCGAAAACATGGCAATACCCCCTGACAGCCTCCTGATTGACCTTGTCGTGGTTGCCTTCCGCCAGCGTGACATGGATGCCGTGCTCGGCGGCGGTAAGCAGGGCGTCATGCACTGCCAGCAGCACGTCGAGCGTCTGCGCGGCACGCGAGAAGAAGAGGTCGCCGCCCACGGCGATCTCCCGGACATCCAGTTTCCTGCAAATGTCGATGGCCTCCTGCCAGTTGGCCGTAAATGCAGGGATATTGTCTTTCGACACGTGTATGTCGTTCAACAGCAGCAGGCAGGGATAACTCTCTTTCATAAGCATGGTGAAGATTATGACGGGAGGTATAAGACCTCCCGTCGGATGACTCTCTGTTGTTCCTTATGAAAGGTTACCTGCGCCGTCGGGGACGCTCCGTGCGCTCCTCTGGTTGCGGTTCGTCTTCCTGTTCCGTATTCTCCTCTTCGGGGGCTGCCGGTTCGTGGCTCTCCGGTTCCGGCCCCATCATCTCGTCGTAGATCAGGTCCAGCAGTTCGCTGTTCGAGGTCGAACGGGTGACACGGACGGCAAGCCCTTCCTGCTCGATGAAGGCGCGGATCATCGCCCGCAGCTCCTGCCCCTCCTCGGTGCGGTCCCCGAGCGAGCGTCTGTTCAGGTCGTCGTAACGGTCGCTCAGGTCGTCGTACGAGATGCGTCCGCCGCCGTTCTGCCCGTTCTCCCTGCCCGCCTTCGTGCGGCGGTCGTAGGAGAAGGCCGAGGTGTCCTCCTTGGGCAGCTCGCCCTCCAGCGTGTCGATGACCGCTTTCATGTCGTCGCCCTCCATGAGCGACATGCCGTAGAGCGTGTCGCACTGTTTGAGGAACTCCACGGTGGCTCCCAGATGGTAGCGGGTGTAGCGGTAGATGATCTCGGGAATGCGCGGCGCACTCATCAGCGCCGTCAGCTCCTCGCGCGTCAGGGACACGGGGTCCGATTCGTTGTCGATGGAGATGACGTACTCGGTCTTCGAGCCGTTCTTGCGCTTCTCGATCTCCACCGGGTAGGCGTCGTGCACCGACGAGATCGGGCACGGGTACGCAGGATTTTTTTGCAGCTTCTTCTGCCACAGCTTGAACTTGCGCTCGTCCAGGTCCTTGAACTGGGCGTGCGAGAGGGTCATCATCTGGATGCCCTTGCCGCGCTCGTTCAGGTCGAAAATGTAGAGGCAGTGACCATAGCTGTATTTCAGGCCGCCGCCGAAAGAGCCTCCGTCAATCTTCTCGGCCAGCTTGTCGTCGCCCGTCTCTCTGGCCTGCGCCACGGCCAGACGGCGGTAGGTCTCGATGGGGTCCACCGAGTAGCCGGCGTCCGTGGCGCGGGTGACGGTGACGTACATCTTCTGGGGCTTGTTTCCCGTGGTCGGCTTCTCCAACTCCAAAAGGAGCTGGTGCACGGGGTACTCGTAACCCGGACGTGAGGCCGTACCGTCCGCGTTGGGCGCTAGCGGCAGCACGCGGAACCTGTAAACACCTTGTTTATCCATGCGGAAGAACTCCGTGCGGGCGAAAGCCCGGTTCTCCTCCTGCGCCCGTTGCTGCGCCGCCTCGTAGGATTCCTGAATCCCGAGGAACATCTCTTCGACAGACATGCCTTCCGCGCCGCCCGTCTTTTCCAAATCTTCTTGCATCATAATTGGATAGTTATGGATTAAAAATGCCCGAAGGGATGACACGGCCGTGCCGTATCATCCGAAACTGGATGCAGGGCGGACGGGTTCGGTTGCACCGTCCGTTTCAATTGACAAAATTGGGAGAGAAGTCTCGCTGACCGTATCCCGGGCGGGATACTCAGTTTACAATATGCGGGGCCTTGAACGACCGCTGGCAAAGATAGTCAAACAAATCCCAGAAGCCATAAATGCAATTAGATGTTTTGCAAAACGCTTTTTATCAGTGCATTACAATTTGTTTTTGACGATATGTTTCACCTCCCGCAGCAACCCCTCGCCGCATGGCGGCTTCCCGTGCCTCCCCTCGAGCCGTGCGCGGTTGGCCCGGATGAAGGCGTCCAGCTTGCGGCGGCGGATACCCTCGTAGTAGGCCTTGCGCCCGGCTGTGAGCCGCTTCCCCCGCCGGCAGTAGAGACCCTCCCGGCTGTACTCCTCCAGATAACGGCGGAACTTGGGCTTGCGGTACGAGGGGTCTTTCGAGGCCCGGGCCACGGATTCGACGACCCGCCAGTCGGGCTCGAAAGGCTGCTGCCCGGCACAGAGCCGCCGCAGAAGATAGTAGACCACCGGCATCTCGTAACGGAGCATGAAACCCAGACGGGTCTCCTCGAACGGAAACCGTTTAAGGGTTCCTTTCGGCCTTCCGTCTTCGCGGCTTCGGGAGGACGTCTGCTGGACGGTCTTCGTCTGCCTCATGTTCTTTTTCCTGACTGTCTTCATCTTGTTCCGTTGTGATAGCCGGTGCTACGGTAGAGGAGAGATGCCTCTGGGCGATTCTTCGGCGACTCTCGATGTCGCTGCTTACGTTGATTCGTTTCATCATACAAAATAGGTAAAGTTGATTTCTATATCGACGTTGTAGAAGCCCCGCTCGTAAAGTTTGACCTGCCTCAGACCGCCTTCGATGGTGAACGAGGAGCCTCTATTATATTTGTGGTCGTCATTCCAATGGCAGACGGTTGTCCGGACGCTGTATCTCGGGGACTGTATCTTGTTGGGGAGTACGGCGACCACACCGCCCCAGTTGCCGCCGTCGCGGCGGGCCGTGTTCACGATGCCTTGCACGGAGACGATACTGCCGATCTGCCGGACAAAGAGCCTCCGGGTATCTGTCCCCGAACCGCTGTTCGCCATCTGGAGCCAGCCGGTATCCGCGAGTACGGGCTGGTAGTCCGCCGCGAAAGCGGCCCCCAGCGTGCGGCACACCTGACGCTGCGCCTCCGTGCCGCCCAGCACTAGGTCCGTCAGCTTGGCGTCCTTGCGCAGGTAGTCGCGGACCGTCTCGTCCTTGGAGAGCAGGTTCAGCTTCTCGCGCAGCAGCTGCTGGGCCTGTGCCGTGGTCTTTCCCTGCGACACGAGGTAGGTGACGTAATCTTGAAAGAGGCTCTCCACTCGGGCGAAACGCCCGTCCGCGACGCTTCTCGTGTAGAGGTTCAGATTGGCGGCGACGGTGTCCTGCTCCGAAGTGTTGTAGCCCGCCATCAGGCGGTCGGCTTTCAGCTTGAGCTGTTTGACGACCTGCGAGGTGGTGAGGTAGCCCTCGACCTGCGCGTGGGATTTTCCCTCCTCGTCCGAGTAGGCGAACGAGCCGGTTTTGATCTCCAGCAGCTTGTCCCGCAGTTCCGCCGTGAAGACCACGCCGTCATAGGCGGCCTCCGTCGAGAGCTTCCCGGCCAGCAGACCGTCTATCTCTGCCTTGGAGTAGACCCCGAGGTTCCCCCGGGCCTTGCCCTTGTCCGGCACGTCGGAGAGGTTCGAAGCCTTGGCGAGCTTCAGCTCCCCCGTGCCTCTCTTCTCGGCATCGAGGGTGTCTCTCACGGCAGCCTGCTTGTCGGCCTTCAACGCCGCTGCTTCCTCCGCGGAGAGCGAGTTGATCTCGTCGGCCGTGAGCCGCACCAGCTCCTGCAAGCCCTCGGAGATTTTCAGGAACACGCCCCCGGCGTCCGCCTTGGAGTAGACGTCGAGGTTGCGGCGGGCTGCCGTCTTGTCCATCACGTCCAGCAGGTTCTCGTTGGCCGAGAGTTTCATTTTCAGTGCTTCGGCGACAGCTCCCGAGGTGACGTAGCCCGTGCCTCCCGCATCGAGCGTGCCCGTGGTGATGGCGTCGAGCTTCTTCTTGTATTCGGTGGTGAAATCCTCCGTGGAGAGCTGCTTGCCGGCGACCTTGTCCACCTTGCCTTTCATCCCCGCCTCGTAGGTCGTGACGGCGACATAGGTCTCGGCAAGGGGGCGGCCGTTGACTTTCAGCGTCCCGACGACATCGACGCCGCCCAGCGGTGCGAGGACGATCTCCCCGAGCGTGTTGCGCACGACAAAACGGAACCCGTCCACGGTGTCGTAGCCGACGGTGGCGATGCCCGCCCCGGCGCTGTCCCGCCACGAGAGGAGGTTCGTCAGCTTCGGGTCCTCTTTCGTGTAGGCCGTGTTGCACAGCTCGATGCCGCGGCCGGCGCTCCGCACCGAGAGCAGCCCGCCGACCTCCGCCGTGGCGCTCTTGCCGGTAACTTTCAGGATCGGAACCGTCTTGCCGTCATGGACGGCGAAATCCCGGTATCTGGTCGCACCGCCGTCCTGACCGTAGTAGTTGATGCGGACGCATCCCGCGTCGGTGACGTCCGCCGTGTTGAAGAGGTCGGCGCCCTGAATGCGCAGGGCGCCGATACGGGCGGTGTCGCTGAGCGAGGTGCCGTACGAGATGCCGTTCTCCGTGACCCGCGCCAGCTCCTTGCCCTGCTTCATGAACGAGAAGCTGCCGTCGGTACGGATCACGATTTCGCCGATTAAAAGCCCGCTGAGGTAGGCACCGAGCGAGGCGCCGCCGTCCGCCTTGACGATGCCTTTGAGCATGTAGCCGTTCTCCCCGGCGACGGATACTGCCGTCTTCGAGCGGAACTCCTTCTCGGCGGTGACGCTCCCGGCCAGCACGAGGTCCTTCTTCACGGTCTGCCGGGAGAAAGGCGTGTCGAGCAACACGGCATAGCGGCCGAAGAACCTGTCGATAAAGCGCGGGGCGTAGTCCTCACGGATTTCTATAAAGGCGGGGAGCTTGCCCGTGACGGCATCCGCCGTGTCGGGAACCGCCGTGCTGCCCGCACACAGGTAGCAGGTGCGGCCCCTTTTGTTCACCTCGTTGGCGTAGACCACGGACTCGTGGCGGTTGACCTCGTGGATGTAATAGGGATAGACGGCGTCCGCGGCCCCCTCGAAACGGCGGACCTTGCCGCCGAGCCAGACGTAACCGGGCGAGATGCGCGGCCCGTCCGTCTCGCAGCCCGAGATGATGAAATCCGAACAGCCGTCGAAGATGGCGTTCAGGCTCAGCGCAAGCTCCTGCAGGTTCAGGATGTCGTCCGAGTAGGTATATCGTCCGCCGGTTTCGGCTACATATTCTTTCATTATGCGTTGGTATTGGGTTCGTACTCTTCTTCGTCAATCTTTATAAGGTAGGTCTTGCCCGCGATCCGGTAGCGGTTCACCGCGAACGACAGCATGTAGACGAGCTCCCTCGCAGGTACCGTTATCGGCGGCACGCAGACCATGAAGCTGACCTTGTTCACGATCTTCTCCTCGGCGAGCCGGTAAAAGGGGCGCGGGCGCTCCGCCTCGTCCGTGGCCGTGATCTCCTCGCCGTTGAACCAGAGGGTGCAGGGACGCTGGTATTCGGACCTCTCGTGGTAGAGGTCCACGCCGAGGCTCTCGCTGTCCCGGATGAAGATGCGGTCCCTGTCGTCTTTCAGGTACTTGCCGAAGCGGTAGTTCAGGTGCCACTCGAAGTAGATGACCTGCGAGGTCATGCGGGCCTCGATGTGCCGCTCGCGGGCGAAGGTGCGGAACCGTTCGTTCAGGCCCTGCAACGGGAAGAGGCAGCTCTGCACGAAGAGGATGAAACGTCGTCCCGACAGATAGTGCGGCACGAGCTGGTTCACCAGACGGTCTATGGGAAGTTTATACCTCATGGTTCTCGATTCTGAGCGTGATGGCCTCCCGGAAAGTCGGCAGGGCAGACTCCTCGTCCTTGCCCGAGGATTCCTTCAGGTAACCCGAAGCGGTGTAGGCCACGCGGCCGACACGTTGCAGGGGCTGTATCCCGCCGTCCGCGTCGTGGCAAGCGATGAACACGCCCTGCTCGGGCACGGCCGACTCGTCGATGTAGACGTCGGTGACGTGCTCCGCTTTCCGGATGGCATCCGTCAGGCGGGAGACGTAGACCGCCGCGTCGAAGTCGATGCCCGTGATGTAGTCGCGGATACGCTCCTCGATGGCGTCGTACATCTCCTCCTCGGGGACGGCACCGTCGTAGAAGACCGTCAGGCGCGGGACCAGCACGTCCCCCTTGGTCGAGATCACCTCGATGCGGGTGCCGGCGAATTTCAGCTTGCCGATATAGGCGTTGATGGGTACCAGCTCCGCGGCGGGGATGGCTTCCAGATGTCCCTTCGTGCCGGTGGCGACTTTGAGGATCAGCTTGCTGTCGAGGTTGCTGTCGTCCGTGCTCTCCACGTAGGATACCTGCGTGATGATGCGTTTCGTCTCGTCCACTTGGGCGTACCCGAAGGCGAGACCGTCCTCGCGGACCACCAGCTCGTCGCCCTGCTGGTACTGCAGCAGGGCATTGGCGTAATAATCCGGCGTGCCGTTGATGCGCTTGTCGATGACTTCCGAGATATCCATGGCGAAGACATCCAGCAGCGTCTCGAAGCTGTGGATGACTGCCGCCACGACCCACAGGATGCCGTTCATCACGGACAGCTTCGAGTCGCTGGCGAACTCCGTCAGCTCCAGCCGCCGGTTACGCTCCTGCACGGCCTCGTTATATATTTCCTTGATAGTTCGGCTCATTCCACGGCATAGGTTTTATCGTCGATGATGAATTTCCACGCCCCGCCCTCGTTCCACGCCTCCTCGTGCAAGATGACCCATATAGCCTCCATGCCCGAGGTGATGCGGTAACGGCCGCTTGCGGCGTTCCGTTCGGGCTCACGATAGATACCCGTCGGTGCAATGGGCAGAAGGACCGTGCAGTTCCGCCGGTCCCCGTAACGTTCCGCAAGGGTGATCAGGTAGCGGTCGATGGCCGTCGGTTTCAGGCGGGCGGCGGAGAGGTCGAGCCTCATCAGCTCCCGGCTTTCGGCAAGCGGTGTGAGGTCGGAGGCGGCAAGGCCCGAGAGGTTCAGCAGGCAGGTGCCGCAGAGCAGCCGCAGGGCCTCTACGGAGAGCGTGGCACCCGTGAGCGTCAGCTCCTCCACCGGCAGTGTCCGCAACAGCACCAATGACTGCGGTTTCAAAGCGCTCCAGTCGATGGTCTTGAAACGGGCATCGGTAAACCACCGTACCGTGCGTCGTTCCCGCACCTTGTTGTCGAAGGTGTGGGTAAGGCGCTGCGGCCTGTCCGTCAGGGAAACGCGCTCCGTGTCGCTGTTGTCGCCCCAGTCGATTTCCACGGTTCCCGACCCGGAAAGGGAACATTGCACGGTGACGGCGTCCGCATCGAGCGTGATGACGGCGGTAAGCGGCCGGGTAAACGTCTTGGGATAGACATGGCGCTCCCCGTTGGCGGGTACTATGCCGTGCAGCTCGTTGTAGGTCACCACGTCGGCACGGATGACGAAATCGTCCGTGTAGACGAGCTCCTGCCCGGCTGCCAGCGTCGTGTCGAAAGAAAGATTGGGGTTGCTGATGAGCAAATCCACGACCCCCTCGATGCTGCCGTACAGGTGCAGGGCGACATCGTAGAGGTTCTGCCCGGCTGTGATCCTGTAGCTACCCATCGCTCTCCTCCTTTTCCACGGTTTCCAGCAGCAGCTCGCCCGTCGAGGAATCCATATAGGCGTTTTTGATGATGACCCTGTCCGCGGAGAACTCCGCCTGCAGCTTGGCGGCAAGACCGTTGTTTTCCAGACTTGAATGCAGGTAGTCGATAAGTCCCACGCCCGTGATCGGGTGCTGGTAGAGGTTACCGGCAGAGGCTTTCAGCAGGAAGGTCTCGTTCTGGGTCTTGGCCGTACCGATTCTGAAATCGGTATCCTCGCCGCTGTACACGGCAAGGAACCCCTCGCGCGGCTGCAAGCGGTAGATGCCGTCCGTATTGAGCGTGGGAAACGCAGCCAGAGCGATGTCTGCCGTGCCGCCCTCCGCCTCCGCCATGACGGGGAACCAGTGCCAGCCCGTCGCCGGGTTTTTCAGGTACTCCGTGCCGCCCGAGTCATGCTCGATGACGAAACGGACCGCAAGGCGGCGCATGTCGGGCGTGTAGGGAATCCGGACATGGATGCCCCGGCCATTGCCGTCCAGCCCTGTAAAACCAGCAGGTACGGTGATCTCCCCGTAGCGGAACGTGTCGTTGTCCGCGCCGGCGAGGGCATCGAGCAGACGGAAGTCATGGAAACTCTTGCCGGCCACGTTGCCGGAAGTCTCCACCTCGCCGTATTCGGCGTCCATGAGGATGTCCTGTCTTGCCATTCGGGTTTTCTTAAAGAGTAGATTATAGCACCATTCTTGGTTTAAGAAACCCCGAAGGCAGAAAAGTTCGGAATAAAACAGCGAAAAAGTTCGGAATGGATTTGCTGAATTGTTCGGAATGGATTTTTACCTTCCCCGGCAGTTTCTGCATTCGTCGAACAATATACGGGGAATATCCGGTAATCCCATGTTTGCAGCGGTACCGCCCTCTTCTTATTTCAAATTTACACCCATTCGGGCGGATTTTTGAAATACATTTTTTAGGGAAGCTATGGGCTGTTTTTAGGACAGCATAAAAAAGCGGCAGGAGCGCCGCTGATCCCGCATGTGGGAAAAGAATACATGTGGAAAGGTTAATGACCGAATAAAGTGTTCGATTTTTTGCGAACATCCGGAATAAGCACTATATTTGCATCAGAAAACAGGATGCGATGTACATTGAATTCGACAAGGAGTACCTGCACGAACTTTATGAACTGGGCCGTACCGCAGACAAGCGCCACCGCTACCAGCCGGAAGTGATACGCGGCTATCAGAAGGCGGTATTCGCTCTTTTGGCGGCCAACTGTATCACAGACCTGTTCCGTAACAACGCGCTGAACTACGAGGTGCTGCAAGGCGACAAGGCCGGTATGTCTTCCGTGCGTATCAACCGGAAATACCGCCTTGAGTTCACGGTCAGGGACGTGCTGAACGAACAGGTGATAACGGTTTGCAGACTATTGGATATCAGTAACCACTATAAATAATGACAAGATGGAAGCAACGAAAAGGACATACGCACCTCACGAGCTGACACCCTCGGAGCCCATACATCCCGGAGAGATGCTCAAGGATGAATTACAGGCCCGGAATATCTCGCAGAGGAAGTTCGCCGCCCTGATCGGGGTGTCTTATTCCGTCCTGAACGAGATGATCAACGGAAAACGTCCCGTGACTACGGAATATGCCCTGAAAATCGAGGCGGCGACAGGCATAAAGGCCTATATCTGGCTGAACATGCAGACGGCATACAACATGCAGACCGCCCGGTGCGACAGGGGCTTGGCCGCCGTACTGGAACAGATCCGCAAGGCTGTGGCGATACTCTGAACGCATGCGGGGCAAAACGGCAAAAGCCCGGTTGTACTTTCGGAAGTGCAACCGGACTTTCTCTTTGGAAGAGCGGCAGAAAGAAAGGGTATCTTACAGTTCCTGCGTATTATCGTAAATCCGTGCGACGGTCGCCCACATGTCGTCCGGGAGTTCCTCGTCGGAAATCCTCTCGCAGGCTTTCCGGAGATACTCCGCCTCTTCCTTGGAGAACTCCACCTGAAGCGGCCGTTCTTTCTCCACGTCCCACTCGATGCGCTTGTCCCCGGCGTTCTCGTGAAGGCCGATTTCTTCCCGCTCCTCGTCGCCGATGGCGATCTTGCGCAAGATTTCCTTCTTGATGTTGAATTCCTTGAAATTGCCGCGTGCCGGAAGGAAAGACGGCAGGTAAAGGCGGTCCTTGACTGATAGTTCCATGATGCTTTATGCTTGATTGATTGATGACTCCCCGGAGTGCTGTGCGGTTTCTGCGGCCTCCTCCTGAAGAATAGCCCCGATACATTCTGCGGCATCGGCCAAATATTGCGCCATATCGCTGCTGTAAGGCAGATTGACCGTCATACTGCCGCGGTCGTAGAAGATGCTTCCGACAGCGGCGGGCTGTTTTTCCGCCTCGGTGTTCCTGTATACGGTGATCTGCACACGTTCCAGCATGCCGTCCGTAATGCTGTACTCCAGATTGTATCTCCCGCTCCGGCCGTTGAACTCCGCCATTTTGGTGATGATGGTGTTCGTGATTTTCATTTCATCCATAGTTTCCGTTTTTATAAAGCATAGTCCGTTTTCCGGTTCAGGGTTTTAATACGCCTGTTATTTCCAGTCTCCGTTGCTTACGACCATAAAATTGAACGAGCCGTCGTTGCGGCTGGCGTCGTCCTGCGTATAAACGTCGAAATAGTAGCTGTAGGTCGTTTTCAGGGTGGCGTAAATCGGCGTATTCTCCACCGTGGAATAGATGCCGCTCAGAAATACCGTATAATATCCGGAAAGCCCCCAGCTGCTGGGCATATAGACCCTGTATTGTCCTGTTCCGAGACGGGAGACGGAGATGGTCGATCCGTCGAATGTGCGGTACTTGACCGAGAGGCTGCTCGTGGAGGATACGGTAACGGTGCCCATCACGAGGAACTTGCAAACCGAGCCGTATTTTTTTGTGGTCATGATGTCGAGCCGGTTCACCACAATCCAGCCGAAGAAGGTCGTCTTGTCCCCGTAGCCGAGCAATTCGATCACCTCCCGCGAGAAACTGATGGTGGATTTGGCTACGCCGTCCTCGTAGAAATACTTCCCGCTGGGAGCGGTGATGCTCATGTAGCCTACGGTGGTATTGGAGCCCCACTTGTAATTGACCAGACAGACACGCCGTCCGCTCTGGTCCAATGTCCAGGGAAGAGGAATGTTCTCATCCCAGGAACCCCGTATGGCCACCACGTTGTTGTACTTGTTCAGGTTCAGCTGCGGGTCCGTGCCTCCGATATATATGGTGCTGTCGCTCAGGATAAAGGCATTGCGGATGGTCCCGATGATCTCCACATCTTTGAACGTCCCTTTCTGTGCCGTGATATTACCGCCGGCATCCCATTTCAAATTTCCGTTGGCCACAAAGCCGGAGCCGTCATTGGCGAAGGATATCTTCCCGCAGCCGAACGTCGCCGAACCGTTCGCGTTCAGCGCCCAGTAGTCGACCCCGGTGGAGGGGTTGTCGTGGTAGATGTATCCCGAGGCTCCCATGACGATGCGGTGGCCCGAGGCCGGGGCCGAGGCGGTCAGGGAGCTCGTGCCCAGCACCCAGCCGCCGATCTTGCCCGCCACGGCCGTGATGCCCGTGCGGTCGAGCGTCACCTTGACGTTGTTGCTCGCGTCCCGGACCGAGATGCTGCCGTTGTAGGTGCTGCCGCCCACGACCAATGCGCTGTCCACGATGACCTGTCCCGCTTTCACCGTTCCCGTGTAGATTCCGTTGGCGTCGATGGTCGTGGTATATTTTTCCGTGGACGTCAGGTCGAAGACCGTGGCGTAGGCCACATACCAGACGACCGGCGCGGAGGCGGTTCCCTGCGTGCCGTCCAGATAGAAGTAATGGGTGCTGGAAAAATTGGCCGTGCCGCAGACGACCTTGTAGATGTACTCCTTCCAGTCGCCTGTGCCGGCCGTCGGGGTCAGCCAGCGGCTCGAACCGCCCGTGCCAATACTGTTCGTCGCCCAGCACAGGTTATGCCCCGCAGGAATCTTCGCGATAATACGGGCGACGAGTACCTTGCGGTAACTGCATGCGATACCGAAGTGGAATCCCCCGTTGTTCGGAGATGCCGTGCCGCTGGTCTGTATCTTGAGCACCTGCTTGCTGTCGTTGGGAGCCGTCGTGTCCTGCTGGCGGGTGATGGTCACCATGCCGTTGTGGGAGTTGTTGTACACGGCTATGCCGTTGTTGCCGTTCCAGAAGGTGGGGTCGCGGTAAATCATCTTTCCGAAGGCCATCGCCGAGGCCAGCTCCTGCGCCGTGGTGATACCCGTCGTCCACTGGGCACTGACCGATGCGGCGAAGGTGACCGTTCCGGCGGCATTCCACGAGATGTTTCCCGACGCGACCTGTCCCGAGCCGTCGTTGTTCAGCTTCCACTTGGTGGAGTTGGTGATCGAGCCGTCGCTGCCCAGCGAGATGTTGTTCTTCCAGATGTGGTTGTGGTCGAAAGCCCACCCGGCGATACGGTTGTAAATCTCCTTGCCGCCGCTCTTGGTATAGTTAGCCGAGAGGCAGAAATATTCAAGGTGGTCCCACGACATCATCTGGATGCCGATAAATCCGATCTTGACCGTATTGCCCGAGGCGGCCACCTGCCCGAAGACGATATGCCCGGCGTTGCTGCTCTGGTGCCACGTCAGGCAGACGCCCAGCGGCTTGTAACCGCCCGTGTACCAGTAGCCGCTGCCCGTGGAGACGGAGCGGATCTGCAGGGGCGTGGCACCCGCCGCCCCGACGGCCCCCACGGTCATGTTGTCGCTGCCGATGGTGAACCCGCCGATCTTGCCTTTTGTAAAAGTACAACTCAGGCCGTTGATATATGCCGTGTTGATGATGTTGGACTTGATGCTCGCGGCGTCCAGCTTGGTGGAGTTGATGCTCCCGGCCGCGATACGGTCTACAGAGAGCATCCCCGATTGGATGCTCGACGCGTTGATATTGACGGCGTTCACCTGCGCTGCGGTCAGCGTGCCCGTGTAGATGCCCGTTGAGCCGATATAGGTCAGCGGGTGCGCCGCGAGTGTGCTGTCCGAGCTCTGTGCCAGTGCGATGAAACGGTGGCGGCGAATCTCCTCCTCGACGGCGGCCGTGAGGGTGCGGGGCGCCGGGGCGTTGGCCGTGGTGGAGCCGCTCTGGAAGATACGGTCGCTGTCGTAGGCTATCTGCGGGGCTGCCGGGATGGGCGACGGGCTCATGAAGCTGCTTTCGATGGGCTGGTCGGAATAGAGGTGGTACACCGCCCCCGTGTCCCCTCCGCCGCGCAGGAAGACGGCGAACATGCAGCAGTTGCCGCACAACTGCGCACCCGCGAACATCCGGCAGTAGGTCTCCGAGAGTTCGTAGATGTCCCACGAGTAGCTGATGCCACCCCAGCCGCCGAAGTTGGCCTTGATGAGCAGGATAAGCCCGCCTTTGTGTGTGGAGGTATTCCACGTGTCGGGAGCCTGCTCGCTGTAAGCCCTTCGGATCAGGATGTCGCGTTTGAAGTTCTGCTCGCCGCCCTTGAAAATGACCGGGTAATAGGTGGCTTGGTCGCCTTTCATGACAAGCCTGTAATAGTAGCGGTACCCGAAGTTCGCCGTCTTGGCCGCCTCGATGTCGTTCTTCCACAGCAGGGACACGGAGGCGCCGAAGGTGACCTTCCCAGCGGCGTCCCACGCGATGTTCCCCGACGCGACCTGTCCCGAGCCGTCGTTGTTCAGCTTCCACTTGGTGGAGTTGGTGATCGATCCGTCGCTGCCCAGCGAGACATTCCCTTTGGTGATGGCGGTCGTACCGACTGTCCATCCGGCAATCTGGTTCGAGGAGCCGAGTCTGGCTACGCAGACGCCGGCGCTGTTCGTGGCATAAAGTCCGAAGTCCGTGTCGCTGTTGTAGTAGAGTTGCACGCGTTGTCCGCTGGTGGTGCTGCTGTTCGCTCCGTAGACCGCGATACGCTTGTTGCCGTTGTCCAAGGAGATATGGGTGTCGGTCAGCGATGACGCCCCGATGGTCCAGCCGCCGATTTTGCCTTTGGTGAACGTACAGCTCAGGCCGTTGATGTATGCCGTGTTGATGATGTTGGACTTGATGCTCGCAGCGTTGAGCTTCGAGGCGTCGATGCTCCCCGAGGCGATGCGGTCGGCAGAGAGCGTCCCCGCGGTGATCTGCGAGGCGGTGAGCGTTCCGGTATAGATACCCGTGGCATCGATCTTCGTCAACTTGGGATAGGAGCTTCCGCCCAAGGCAGCGGTGAGGACATCGATGGACTTGGTCCACTGCACGCTGACCGAAGCGCCGAAAGTGACATTGCCCGCGGCATCCCACGAGATGTTGCCTCCGGCGACAGCCCCGGCACCCGAGGCATCCAGCCGCCATTTATAGCCCCGGATGCCGTTCGAGCCGATGGAGACGCTTCCTGCGGCGGATGTACAGGCTCCCGCCGTATTGTTCTTCGTGCCCCGGTACAGCGAGTCGCCGTCCACCGTCCAGCCGCCGATCTTGCCTTTGGTGACATTCAGCGTCAGCGCCTCGATGTTCCCTGCGGTGATAAGGGAGGCTTTCAACGCCGCCGTGTCGATACGCGCCGCGGAGAGCGTGCCCGAAGTGATCTGCGAGGCGTTGACCTCTATGGCTTTGACCGTGTCGGCCGAGAGGATGCCGGTGAAGATACCGTCCTTGTCGATGTAGGTCGCGCCGGCCCACTGCAGGCTCACGGCGGGGCCGAACACTATCTTTCCGGAAGAAGCGTCGTATTTGATATACTCGTTACCGTAGCCCAGCTGCACGTTGCCGCCGTTATCCACATAAAAGGTCTTGTAGCCGTCTTTGAAACCGTAGATTCCGTTGACCGTCTCGACGGTAACCGTTCCCGAGGCGGTTTTCGTGCCGAGGGCAAACGAGCCCATGGCGACACCGGAGATGGTGCCGTCGCTGTTTTTCGTGCCCGCGAAAAGCTTGGGCGTGATGACCGTGCTGTTATTGATGAGCGTCTTGCCCGTGTTCCACTCCTTCACCCAGTCGAGCAGGGAGGCATCGGCCCCGTCCTTGCCCGGCGTGCCGGCCTTGGCTTTCGACCAGACGAACGTCAGGTGATAGACCATGCCGGAAATCAGCACGGGGATATCCGCCGTGCCGTGATCGGCGAGCGTGGTCGTGCCGGCGGCGATGACATAGGTCACGGTCTTCGCGACATTGTCGACGGTTATCGAAGAGAACCCCGCCGGCTTGTCCACCGCACCGAGGGTGAAGGACGTGAAAGCCTCGTCGCCGCAGGTCACCCTGACGGTCGAGGTGAGGGTGACGGCCGAGAGAATCTTCCCGGAGGCGTCGGCGGGGAAGACATACTCGCCGAGCGACTGGGTAAGGGTGTACCCGTCCTTCTGCACATAGATGGTCGCCTGTCCCCGGGCGACGGGAATCTTTGACATATATCTTTTTTCTCAAAGAATAGGACAAAAAAAAGTGGCAGGTTATCATCGTCCGCCACTATCTTCGTATTGAAGGGTATTTCTTATTTCGAGACCTCGCACATGAGCACGCCCTTGCCCGTCACGTCCGTCTTGGCCACGGTAATGGATTTGCCGGTATAGGTCTTCACCACGGAGGTGCCGGCCGAGTTCCAGAGTTTCCACATGTAGGTGTAGGCGGTGCCGGAGGTGTCCAGCTCCTCGCCGCCGCGGTACAGCACGGCCCTGACATCGACATCGTTGCCGTTATTCTTGATGGTGAACCCTTTCTGGCTGACCAGATCGACCGTGATGGGGTCGGACATGTCCGTGAAGGAGATGATGTCGCAGACCACCTTGTTTGCCGAGGCGTTGCCCGCCGAGGTGTCGGTATCCTTGATGGCGCACTTGAAGGTCTCGAAATTCAGCACCGCGTCCGCCGTGATGGTGATCTCGTTGGTCGTCCAGCCGGCAGTCACGCCCCGTGGGTTGGCGGAGGTCAGGCAGGCCCAGCCCGCTCCGAGCATCGAGTTGTAATACGGGCAGGAGACGGCCGCTCCGGATGCCGCCGTGGCGCTTAAAGCCGTTGTCAGGGTCACGACCTTCGTCGATTCGTTGACCGACGATATGGTATAGTCGGCGGCCCCGATGCGGATCTTGCCGCCCGCCTCCATGTTCATGGCGGAAGCCACCGTGACAGTGGTCGCCCCGGCTGCTGCGGTAGCCGTCAGCGTCGTGCCGGCGAATACGGACGAGTCCTTGATTCCCCATGCGTAGGTGACGTTGGTCGTGTCGATGGAGGCCCCGCGCCACAAATCGCAGTGCGCCTTGAGCGTCGCTACTTCGTCGTTCTTGAAGACCACCCCGTCGGGGGCATACGCGACGGCCACGATGGTCGCCCCCGCGTTCAGGTGCTGGGTAAACTGGATATCCGCACGGAAAGGGATTTCCAGACCGTTGGCATCGATATAGACGGCCTCGAACATGTAACGCACCTGCGGGGCCGAGACACTCATGTGGTTGGCCTTGACGGTCAGGGCGTATCTCGCCGAAGCCGCCCCGATGGTGCAGCTGTCCTGTCCCGACGTGATGGCCACCCCGTCCTTGTACCATTTGGCCGACCCGCTTTTCACGCCGGCCGTGAGTGTCGAGGCATTGCCGATGGAGGTGATCCGGTCGGTCGTGGCGTTGCCGCTCACGAAAAGCGAGGGTGTCAGGACAAGATACGGCGATGCCGCCCACGAGGGGGCATAGGCGTTCGTGTCCTTGTTGAATACTTGCGTGAGCGGCTGCGACGAGCCGATGAATGCCTGCAGGGAGACGGCGTCGTTCTGGTCGATAATGGTTACCTGCCCGCGTGCTACTTTTACTGCCATTTTGCTATTCGGTTATTGTTGTTAGTTCCACCTTGCAATCGAAAACGGCCCTGCGCCACACGTCCTTCCCGCTGATCTCCAGCTCCCTCCCGTAACGGGGTGCCGAGTTCCAGACCGCGTCACCCTCACTGTCCCCGCTGCTCCGCCTCCAGCGGAAATTTCCGTCGGGAATGCGCGAGGTAATCTCCTCGCCGCCGTGGTAGACACGGGCTGCAAGGACGGTCGAGACGAGACCGTTACGGAACACCGTGCCGTTTTTCGATTCTATATACACAGTATAGGACGCTTCCCCGTCATAAAGTTTGAGAACGGTGTGGGTCGCCGCGTATTCCGTACCGTCGGGTGCCGACGCCGTGTAGCGCAGCGTGAGCAGCTCACGCCCTTCCCAGCCGTGGAAGGCAGGCAGGAGACGGAACAGTGCCGAGCGGTTCCCGGCTTCCTTCCACTGTCCGTCGGCGGCCAGATACTCCCAGAGGCGGCCCTGCGGCTCGAAGTTGTATTCCGTGGCGATGATGTCTATGCCGGCGGGCTCCGCCTCTTCCGTCCACACGCCGGCATAATGAAAGGCCGTGCCGCCAGTCAGCGACACGGAACGGGGTTTGAGCTCCTGTTTCACCTCCTCGTCAAGATTCTCCCAGCGGATCGTCACGTCCCGGAGTTCGATGCTCTCCTTGTTCCATTTGAAACGTCCCGAGGCGAAATGCCCCGTGCCGTCGGGATTGATGACGAAAGAGTCGTCGCGCGAACTGATGGAGCCGTCCTCGTTCAGCCGGAGCAGCGGGTGCTGGATGGTACCGCCGATACCGCCCTTCGAGAACCACGCGCCGTAATCCTCCGTGTAGGAGAGCACCCCGTCCGTAGCCTGATAGGGCGTCGCCGTCCGTCCGGCTTCCAGCTGCGGTGCAGTCAGTAGGAGCGGCACTGACGTCGTGATCCCCAGCGTCATCGCCGGCGCCTCGGAATCCCGCACGGGAAAGGCTGCCCTGTAACGGCGCCATTCACCGGTGACGGAAACGGCGATCTCCCCGACAAGGTGCTCGTCCTGATAGAGCCGGAGGGTTCCCGCCTCTTCGGACTTTATCCAGAGGGAGAAACAATAGTAGCGGCCGATGCGGGCTTTGCGCCAGTCGGCGCTCTGTAACGTCAGCCGGCTGTCCGCCGCCACCCGCACGCTCCGTCCGATTCCCACGGGCGTTCCGGCTCCGGCCTCCGCCGCTTCGCTGAAGGCGCAGGACAGGCTGTCCGGGATGACGTTCTTGTGTATCTTGCCTACATAGAAGGTCGAGGAGAACCCGTTCTCGTCCCCGGCGGTCAGCGTGCCGGCGATATTGACGTTACATGTGGCATAGAGGTTCTGGAAATAGGCCCCGTACCCGTCCAGCACGCCGAAGACGGGATCGACGATGCCCGACACCTTGCCGACACGGGCTTTCGTCGCCTCCGCATGGGCCGAGAGCGACGAGAGGCGGATGATGTTCAGGTCGGCCACCTCGCACCAGTCGCCCTCCGCCGTCAGATGGCCGGAGAGGTCCACCAGCAGGCTGCGGACGTATTGCTCCGGATATTCGACGGTCAGCACCCACAATCTGTATTTCCACTCGGGCGTCATGTCGGCCGTGTCTTCGGCATCCCTCTTTTCCCCGTTCGTGTACCCGAAAGAGAGAGGGACGCCCGTCAGAGCCTTCGATGCCCGGGCCCTGAAGGAGACAAGCAGCCGTTCGGGGTGCCCGACGCTCTCCTCGAGAGTCTGTTTCAACCCGAACGCCGTGCCGTCGGAGGGCCGTGCCGTGCGTGTCAGGCAGACGATACGCGAAGCTTCCGGCTCCGAAGTCCTATACTTCCCCTCAAGGCAATTCCCCAGAACCGTGTATCTGGACTTGTCGGGGACGTCCGCCATGCCTCCCGCCATCTCGGGATAGCAGAGCGAGCGCTCCCTCGCCATGCCGTCGATGACGTCCATGTAGGGGGCTTCGTCGTCCGAGGCCGTCAGGTAAAGGGCCCCGCTGCGGGAATTGTCGAAGAGGTTGGTGACGCGCACGAAATCCAGCAGCTCGCCGTTCTGCGGAGCGTCGCCATCCAACAGCGCCCCGATAAAGTAGGGAGCCTCCTTGTCGCCGACGGCTTCAACGCCGGTTTCCAGAACGGCCATCAGGGAGTAGACGGCGTGGTCGCGCCCGGCGTATTGACGGCGGACGATGTCCCCGGCCTGCAAGCCTTGTGTTTTGCCGGAGTCGGGGTCGATGCGGATCTTGTATTTCGAGTAGCAGAATACGGCCATGGCGTCATAATTTTTCTACGGTATCACCCGAGCAGCTGTCGCTTACCCAGAGCGAGCCGTTCGTGGCGGAGACTTTACTCACCTCGAACTCGTAGGCGCGGAACTTGCGGCGTGCCACGACCTCGTCGAAGGTGGCGGTGACATTTCCCGTTGTGCGGTTCGTCCGCACGGCCCAGCCGCTTCCGGCAAAGCCCGAGGAGAAAAACTCGGAGGAGAGCGAACCCGTGAACAGACTGTCGCCTTGGTGTTTGACACCCCCGGCGACGGCTTGCAGGCGTACCACCTCCGTAAAGTATAGCGCTCCGTCCGTCAAACGGGTCGCGGAACCGTCGATGCCGACGTGTCCGGCAGCTTCCAGAGGGACATCGACCGTCACGAAATCCGCGTCGGTGGACAGGAAGAATGACTCGGACCTGTGGTTCTGCGGCGCGTAATAGCCGGTCGATGCGCGGTGCCCGGCAAGGGTCGTGTGCGGGACGAAGACCTGCGTTCCGTTCTCGGTGTAGGACACGGCGGAAGAGAGCGACAGGGATTCCTTGTCGCCCGTGATCAGGAACCCGTCGGCACTGCCCATACGCAGCCTTTTGTGGATGATGATTCCCTCGTCCGTGGAGTCCGCCCGGTAAGAGGAGAGCAGTTCCGCCCCGTAGTCGTGGCGCACGGTCAGCGAACCGGGGAAGCTGGCATGGCCGTAGGGCGATACGAGCAAGTATTCTCCGTCGATATCCGAAAGGCCGGAGAAAAGCCGGATTTTCAGGGTGTCGTCACTGCCCAAAAGCAGGTCGCCGCCGATACTGCCCAGCCGGATTCTGTCCCCCGCCTGCCGGATCAGGACATCCTTCCCACCGATACGGATACCGAATCCCTCCCCGAACGAGAGGCAGCCGCCCAGCGTCGCATCCTCCCCGGAGAAGCAGAGCAGCGTTTTCCCGCCATCGCCCAACCGCACGCCGTGCAATGCGGACAAGGCGCCGCCGAGTGCTGTCTCTCCGGCAACGGTAAGGTCGCCCTGCACCTCCCCGTCGTGCATGGTCCAGTCCACCGTAGGAAGGTTTGCATTGCCCCGGTGGTAGACGTCGTACCCCGCGACCTGCAACAGCACGGGAGAGATGAAAACGCCGCTCTCCCTCTCCCCGAACGTCCACGCCCCGAAAGAGCGGACCGTCCCGGCAGCGATGTCGAGATGTGCAGCGTCGAGCGTGGCGACGGATCTGTCGTCGTCATGGCGCAGCACCTGCCTGCCGCCGAGATAAAGGCCGTTCCCTCCGAGGCGCAGGCTGCCGGTGATACGCACGCCGTGCTCTACTGCGGTCACGACACCTGTCGCGTCGGTCTTCTCTTCCGAGTAGGTTTCCAGAACGCGGGTATTGCCTGTACCCGCTTCGAAGCCGTAGTCGGCACGCAACATTCCGGTCATGTCCCCGCCGGACTTCTTGAGGTAATCCAGCAGCAGACCGTCCCCGCCGCTGCCGCCTTCACCCGCCACGGCGCCGGCGATGGCGGAGGCGAAACCGTATGCGGTGTTCTTCAGGCGGATGCTCGTCTCGTCGCCTTCTTCCACGCCGTAGGGATGCTCGTCGTCCTTTTTCTGCTGGGCGTTGAAGAAATTATGGTACAGCTGCGCGTAAATGGAATAACACAGGCTTGCCTTGTCGAGGTGCTCTATATCGGGGTGGAGGTCTATACTCATTTGGTGTAACTGGTCTTGGAGAGGAATTTCTGGATACGCGAGGTCAGCGAGGTGAAGTTCGGGATGTTGATGGGCGACATCGTCCCCATCAATGTCGGTGTCATGATTTTCGAGCACTCGGTCAGGAAGTCGAGCATCAGCTGCGCGAGCTCGTTACCCAGTACCAATGGTTCGGTGGCGTTCTCGTCCCCGAGCGTCACCTTGCCGTCACTGACCGCAACCGATGTCGAGTTCACCTTCTGGACTACCTTGTCCGCCGTTTGTCTGACTTCCGACTTATCGACCGTATGGGTGATGCTCTCTGCATCGATGACCGTCATCGCTTCCTCGTCCTTGTCGTTCCTGACAGTTGTAGTTACGGAGGTCGCCGTATAGCGGGTGGAGGTTTCGTTCCCTGTCGGTTCCAGCTCGTCATAGTCCGGTCCGTTCTCGTCCGAAGGATCCACCTCTTCCGTTTCCGTGACACCGATACTCGTTTCCGTGCGGGAATTGAGGCGGATGATGTCCACATGCGAGAAGTTCACCACGTAGGCGTAGCGTGTGGCCGAGTCCATGAAGATCGTCACGTCGGAGAACAGCGTGGGGACGAGCAGGAAACCGCCTTCGTTATTTGTAGCGGCGGCGAGCAACACTCCCTTGTGGATGACAGGTTCCGGAGAGGCGGTCTCGTCGGGATACTCGCCCACGTCGACGGTACCGCCGTACTCCGCGAACTCCTCGTCCGAGGGGTCGTCGTGGATCTTGGCCACATAGCCGTGGACCATCCTCGCCGTGCCGATGCCCGACATGCCTCCGGGGGCCATCGCGACACGTTCCATGCTCCGGCCAAGCGCGATTTTACGGATGGCCTCGCGGATAAGATAACGGCTGTTGTCTGTTGTATATGAACACTCTGACATCTCTCGTTTCTTTAAGATTAGCCCCTGCACCGGGTGAGTGTTTACTTTTTTTTCGGTTGTACCACAGGATTTTACCTACCTGCACCCATATTATGAATCTGCAAATGGAAACGATGGCATATAACAATGAAATGAATGCCACTGCAGAGAACATGAGCCCCTCTACCCGAGGGTACCCTGTGTCGATGTGGAACCCGACGATTTCAACGACCGGGACTAATCCCCGCCGGACTTTATCCGGTACGGCACGCTCAACCGCTGACGGTAGCCGCCCACGCCGAATGTGGTCGTAACCTCTTCCACCAAATAAACGCCGTTTTTCGAGGGGTTGCGGTTGTCGATGAGCTCCACCTGCACGGCAGGCTGCAATCCGAAATCCCCGAAAACGGTCACAGTACCGGTAATGCCGTTCAGGTTGTAGTTGCGGAAATACTCCGTCGTCTCTTCCACAAGCTGGTCGGAGGTGATGCCGATGTGCGGCGACATGTACGGCACGATGGTATAGGTCGAAAGATCGACTTTCGTCTTCGTCGCGGCGCCCTTGGCGGTCGTGTTCCCGGTAACCTTGTGCGTCTTCTTGGAGATCTGCGTGGCATTCACCGTCTGATACTGCCTGCTGCCGGCAACCGTCGGGTCGTACTCGGGGTTCAGGCGGACGGTCACCTCGAAGAATTTCTCGTCGGTGCCGAGCGCCTTGCCCGTGACGGCGAGGAATTTCGGGTCGGTCTTCACGACTTTCAGGTCGCTCTGCGCCACGTGCTCGTTGAACAGGATCTTGAACGGCCCCGTCGATTCGTCCTCGGGAAAAACCGGTTGCGCCTTGCTCGACGAGTACGGGCGGCCAACGGCAATCGCCGGCATCGCTCCGTCGTCCTCGGCATCGTATTTCAGGAAGCAGTAGACTTTGTATTTCGACCACTCGGAGAGGATGTCGGCCACGGTGAAGTTGTCCGTCACCTTGACCTTGCCGATATGTATATCGCACTTCTTCGTGTCGGAGTGAATCTTGAACCCCGTATCTTTCAAAATGTTGTATTTTCCCTCCAGCACCTCGTTCACGGTCGTTCCCTTTGCGGGGGTCTCGAAATGCGGCGCAGTTTTGAGCTTGAGCTTGTAGGCCATGTTCTCGCACCGGATTTCCAGCATGCTTTCCGAGTTGTAGCCGGTGATGTATCCGTCGAACATATTCTTTAATATGCCGTTGTATCCCAGCTTGATGTTGATGCGCTGGCCGACCTTGAAGACCGTCCCGTCTACCACGCGCTGGGTCGTGCGTTTCTCGATGACGACCCCGTCCTGCATGACCTCGGCCGTCAGGCGCGAGGCGTCACGGCCTTCCAGCGTCACGGCCCCGATGATGGTGGAACGGCACACCGTCCCTTTCGGGAATACGACCCTCGCCGTGCCGATGAGTTTCTTGTAGCTCTCGTTGATTTCAAGGGTGTGGACTTCCGTGATCTCCACGCCGTCCGTTATTTTCATCGGGTTGGAGGGGTCGGCGTCGCCGACGGTAATCCTGCAGCAGAGCACGTCCATCATAGCCACGTGAATTTCAACAGCGAGGCGGGATCGACGACCTCGGTCCCGAACTTCACCCACTTGATCCATTTGTTGGTATGCTTGATGGCCGTGTCGACGACTTCGGCCTCGGCGAGTTTCAGCTCCACGGCCTCCGAGGGCTCCACGGCGACACACGTGAGCGTGTAAGGCTGCACGTTGCGGCAATCCGTGGGCTGGAAGGAGTAGCTCTGGATGATGAGCCGCGTGATGTTAAACTGCCTCAGCACCGTGTTGTCGCATTCGATGACACCCTTGTACTGCACCAGCTTGATGAATTTCGACACCTCGGCTTCGGGATACACGTCCGGATATTTCGAGGTGATCCTGCCGTTTACGGTAATTTCCAAGTCACCGCCCGAGATGAACTCCTTGCGGGTGTAGTCGCGCCCCTGTACCTGCGTGAGCAGGATGTTGTTGCGGCTCGACACCTGCACCTGCGGTCCCGGATCGACGAACGTCACCAGACCGTACTTGCTGTTGGGCTCCGCCTTGCCCTCTTTGTTGTCGTAGTATTTCCCCTCCTTGGGAATGGAGAGCTCCAGATAGTCCTGCACGGTGCGGCCGACGATGGTGTCCGTGTAGTTCTTCTGCCGCGCCACGGCCTGCTGCTCGCTGATGAGTTTGTAATATTGTCCCGTCTTGTTGGCCAGACTCGACTGTGACTGCGTTTCGAGGTATTTGTCCCGGACACGCTGCTCCCAGTACTTCATGTAACGCGGGTAGGAACGCAACAGGCCGTAGGCCGCCTGCGAGACAGCCTGTATGGCGGCGCGTTTCAGCAGGTCGTGGTGTTTGGAGAAGTAATGCACCTGCCCGTCCTGCAATTCCGCGAGCCCCATGCCGAGGGCCCGGCGCGTGGCGTCGCTGATGTACCCTCCCAGCGTGCCGTTGTTGAGTATGCCGCCGCTCAAGAGGGTCGAAGCGGCTATTTTAACCAGTCTTGACATGTCGTTATGCGTTCCACGAGGCATCGAAGTCGTGCACGACATCGATCAGCGCCTCGGCGAGTTGTTGTTTCAGATTCTGTATCTCTTCACGTTGGCCCTCCTCGGATTTCATCAGGTCGATGGTCCGGACGCTGAGCAGGCTGTCGATGTTGACGATCACCTGCTTGGGTGCCGCCGAGGAGAGCTTGCCCGTGCCGGAATAATTGCCGCCCGCGCCGCCGTCATCCAGATGGGAGTTGGTTATCGGATTGCTTGCGAACGGGCGGGTGTCGTTGGAGTCCGGCTCGTTGCTGTACTGGTCGGGGGTAAAGCCCGCCACGCGCAGGATGTTCTCCGCCGCCTCGGCGGAACCGCCGAAGGTGCGGCGCAGCGAGGAGAAGAACTGCACCAAGGCATTATGGGCCAGCTTGCGGTCCGCGATGTTGTCCACCCGCTGTGCGTCGGTGGCGTTCCTGTCCAGTGTCCGCTGCACCCAATGCCCCTCCTTGTCCAGCGAGAAACCCCAGTCGGAGAGTTGCCCGAAGTCGAAGCCTCCCTTGCGCATCAGTTCCCATGCCCCGGCGGGACTGGCGATGGCGTCCCGGTAGAGCGTCGCCGCGCGGATGATTTCCGGAACGGTCTTCTCGTTCATGTACCGGGCGTAGTCGTAGGTCTGCGCGGCCACGGATTCCGGTTTGTCTCCGATATCCCGGTTATAGACGACCTTCCCGTCCACCTCGCGCCACAGGCTCCTGTCCAGATATTTGTCCTGCTGCCCGTAACGTTCCCTGACCGTTTTCAGGAAGGCATCCATCTCCAGCACGGACCCCAGCTTCCCGAACTCGGCATAGGCGGCGTTGATGCGTGTCTGGCTGTCCCGTTCGGCCAGTGTGAGCAGGGCTTCCCGGATGTCGTCCTGAGCGGCATCATCCATGTTGTAGACGTTGTCACGGGAGACCATGCCCTCCGACGAGGCGATGGAGAACTCCCCGAGGAAGCCCGCCCACCAGTTACCCGTGAAAGCCCCGATCTTGTGTCCCGACGCCTCCTCTATGGTCTTGCCGGCGACGACCTCGTCCACGGCCTGCTTGGTTCTCAGGGCCATGTTGTACGTCTCGCTGAGCGAGGCATGGAGGGCCTCGATGGAGGGATACCGGTACTTGCGGTTCTGCTTGATCTCCTCCAGCACGGCGTCCTTCGCCTCCTTGACCTTCCAAGTCTTGTAGGCCACCCATCCCAGAGCGCCTACCAGTGCCGCAATGCCCGCCGTGGCGGCCACAGCCCCCGTGCTGATGGCGCTGAGCGAGGCCGCCGCACCCGTCAGGCCGCTTCCGGTCGCCACCTGCGTGGCGAAGAGCGACTGCAGGACGCTTTTGGCGCCGATGGTCCCGCTTCCGGCCAGCAACGCCCGTGTCATCGCCCCGCGTCCCGCGACCCCTGCCGCCTGCATCGTGGAGACGATGGCGCGTTTCTGCGCGAAGGAGAGGCTGCCGGAGCGTCCCAGTCCCATCAGTCCCTGCACGGCCTCTATCGACCCCGCGGCGGCGGACTGCCTGCCGATGAAGTCCACGGCGATGCCTATGTTGGTCAGGGCTCCGGCTATCTTGAACAGCCTGGTGGCGACGACTCCGGTGAAGAGTATCGGTTCTATCCAGCGGAAGTTGCGCGTCACCCATGCCCCGATGTTGCCTATGACGGTGAAGATGTCGAGCAGGGCATTCCCGATGGCGACCAGTCCCCGCGTGAACTCCGGGGCCTTGAACCTGTCGAGCAGGGTACGCAGCACGCCCCGGATGGCGGGTTCGAGTATCTGGTACGCCTGCATGAAACCTTCGGTAAGCTGCGAGGTAACCTGAGCCCAGAGCCCCTTGGTCGTGTTCTGCTTGACGAGCGCCAGCTCCGAGGAGATGCCCTGCGAACCCCGGTTATGGGCGGTCAGGGAGCGCAACTGGTCGTAGTTGCGCACGAACATCATGGCGGCGTTGCCACCGATCTTGCCGAAGATGGCCTGCATGTCGGCCATCGACGCGCCCTTGCGGTTCAACTCCTCGAAGATGTCGGCCAGAGGGCGCAACTTCTCGACCATGACACCCTCGATATTGCGCATCTCGGTGAATTTCACGCCCAGACGGTCGAGCACCTTCTGGGCCTCCTTGGTCGGCTTGGCGAAACGTGTGGCCATGGCCCGCATCGACGTGCCGGCCAGCGTGCCTTTCAGTCCCATGTTGCCAAGAAGACCTATGGCAGCGGTCGACTCCGTGAAGTCCACGCCCGCCATGCGCAGGTAACCGGCGGCCATCTTGTAGGACTCGGCTACCTCGACGATATTGACGTTCGAGCGCGAGATGGTCGAGGCGATGATGTCCGCTACGCTGTCCATGCTGTCGTTGTTGATGTCGTACCCGGCCATGATGTTGGTCGCCAGATCAGCGATGTAGCTGACGTCGTTGTCGCCGATGAGCGCGAGGTTCGTGATCGGACGGATGGACTTGTGGATGGTCTCGATGTTCATGCCGGCCATCGTGAGGAACTTCACGGCCCCGGCCACCTCGACGGCGGTGTATTTCGTGTCGATACCGATTTTGCGGACGTGCCGGGCCATCTCGTCGAACCGCGTCTCGAAGGTCTTCAGGTCGGTATCGGCGACACGCAGGATGGAGTGTGCCGATTCCATGATGTTGGAGTATTCGACGGCTTTCTCCAGCTCCGAGCGCACGAGGCTGTATCCCATGTAGGCGTTGAGCATCGAGGCGAAGGGCAGGTTCCTCAAAGAGGGCGCCTTCGAGTACTGGATGCGGTTGATGGCCGCGCGCCGCTTGCTACGGTAGAGTGTCCCCGCCGCGGTCTCCTGCCGCTGCATCAGCCGCAGGGACTGCACGGCATTCCGCCGTTCCCTCCGGGCGGCTTCCTGCTCGGCGCGTTTCCGCTCCGCCAGCTCGGCCCTGTTCCGCCTCTCCTCGGCACGGCGCAGCTCTGCCGCCTCCTTTCTCGCTGCGGCCTCCGCTTTCTTGCGGGCACGTTCCGCCTCCCGCGCGGCGTTCTTGCGTTGCTGCTCCTCTCTTTTTGCCGTGTCGAGGATTGTCCTCCGGCGCTGTTGTGCCTCGTAACGCTCTTCCTCCTGAGCCATGCGCTGCCGGTGCATCTGCTGGTCGGAGTAGAGTTTCTCCATCAGTTTCTGCCGCGCTTTGTCCGGCAGGACGAAGGGTTGCGAAGCGAACGGCACGGGAGCATCCGGCATATACGTGAACGGTGTTGTGGCACCCGCAACGGGAAGATCGCCCCGGATATTCAGGGTGAATGTGGAAGCGTTCTTGAGCCGCCCGAGCAGCGAGAGGATGTTTTGCAGGCGTTTTTCGGCCACATCGGTCTTGATGTCGAGTTCCCGACCCCGCGTAACCGCAACCAGTGCCGAGTTGATTTTTCCGATGGACTTAGTGATGCGCTTCTGCGCCTCGGTCATCGTCATAACGGACGAGGCGGCGTTCTTCTCGATGTCCTCCTTGCGCAGCTCGGAAGCTTTCTTCTCGTAGAGGCTCTTGGCGTTGGCTTTGATTCGCTTCGTGTCGAGCGCCTGCCCGGCGTTGATGGTCAGCGTGATGCCTTTGGAGAGTCCCCCTATTTCGGTCAGAAGCCCTTTGATACGTCCCAACTTCTCCTCGCTGTTCCGCGTGTCGATGGTCAGGCGGTAGTCGAAATTACGCTTCTTGCCGTTCTTGGTGCGGAACACGCGGTCTATCTCGTCCATCATGTTTTTGATGTTCGTGACCGCCGGCGTCAGCGAGGCTTTGGCCTGCACCAGCTTGCCCACGGCTTCGCCGAACGCGATGACCTGCTGGGTGCCCTGCGAGGCATCGACGTTGATGGTATAATTGACCTGATAATTCTGTTCCTGGGCCATGTCAGTGGGTGTTTCCGCTATAAAAGATTAGTGCCGCGAAACGGCTCGGGATTAAAGGCAACCGCCGCAAGTCTTGCGGGCTTGCGGCGGTTATCGGGAGTTCCTCTCCGGCAGGGAGACCGGCAGCGGCATACGGACGGCGAGCATCTGCTCGTGCAGCCACAGGGCATCTTCCGAGAGCATGGCGAACGCCTCGTCGGTAACGGTGTCGAGGTCCACCCCGGGGAAGTAGTGGCGCACGTAGATCATCCGCTGGCGGATGCGCTGCTCGTCCGTGATGCGCCACCGGTCTATAAGTTTACCAGCAGGCTCTGACGCGTGGTGATAAGCTCGGAGAGTTGCCCCATGAGGCCGAAGAGGAAGAGCGACTCGTTGTCGACGAGCTCCTTGTCCCCGTCGATGAAGCAGTCGCGGGCCAGCGTCCGCATGGCCATGACCTCGTCCTTCTTCGAGGCGGCCATGAACTTCGAGAACTGCGGGAACGTGGGTTCGCCCATGTAGGCCACGTACACCTCCTTCTCGCCACAATCGGTCTCGCCGAAGACTACCATCGGGTAGATTTTGCGGAGTTTTTTCTCCTCCTTCAATTTGAGAGCCTTCTCCTTGATTTCAGACTCCTGTTTCAGCGTGAGCATCTTTTCATCCATATCGATAGGTTTTTGATTCATATAAAGTGTAGGCAGATTTGTTCATGATGGATTACAAACTTCAGAAGTTGTCAAGATACTCCATGACAATTATGAGCAGGAATATGATATTCGTCATTATTCCTAATGCATCTGCATTTTTTTCAAAAGAGCGGGCAAGAACCGTATTTGAGTCCGGAAAATTATATATGGAACAAGTGACGTAATGTCGTCTTCTTTACGACATTATCGATGTAAAAATATATGAGGATAAAAATAAATACCAATACAAATAATTGTAATATTGTATTTTATCACTATATTTGCATAGTTTTCATCATGCGTGAAATTTGAGCATATAACATGAAAAAACAGATGGACATAATCGTTGCAGGAGAAAAACTGGGACTTCGCAAGATGGAAAAGGCGGAGCTGAGGGGGGGGGTATATGCCGATGCTTTGGTCAGTTTTGAGTTCTATCTTGCGAATTTCCAAGACCATTTCTTTATTTTGCTGGCACATAAAAACGGCAGACGCTATACTCCTGCGCAATATGGCAATACTGCTCGCAGACTGGCGTCCATATTGAGTCGTCCGGTCGCATTCCTTTTTGACAACCTTGTCAATTATGAGCGGGATCGGATGATAAAGCAGGGTGCTTATTTTATCGTATCGGACAAATATGCATTCCTGCCATTTATGATTATCAATGCCCGAACGGCAGAGGGCAGTACAAAAAACTCTTTGTCCGCAGTCGCGCAATATCTGTTGCTGTACCACCTTCAAATAAAAAGTATCGAAGGCTTGACATTCAAGAAACTGGAAGATATTGTCCCTTTCAAATATATTACATTGACGCGGGCTGTCAAATTGCTCGGGCAGTTCAACCTATGCGAGACGATACGGAATCAGGATAATGCCTTGACCGTGCATTTTTCATCGGAAGGAAAAGAATTATGGCGGAACGCACTTCCGTTTATGAGAAGTCCGATAAAAAAGACTTTTTATTGCGATGCCTTAAACGGTGTGGAAAATATGTATATATGCAGTTACAACGCATTATCGCACTATTCAAGCCTGAATCCCGACGAGAAACGGATGTACGCGATCGACGCCTCCATGTTCAGGGATATGGAGAAGGACGGTAGATTTGTCGGAATCAATGACATGGATGGAGATGTGATGGTCGAAATTTGGGATTATCCCCCCGTAACGACGGATAACGTCGCGGATAAATTATCACTATATCTGACGCTGAGGGAAGACAATGATCCGCGCGTTGAAAATGAACTTGAAATGATGATTGAAAACTTATGGTAACAGGTATCGACAAATTCAGAGAGGCATTTGCGCAATATGCCGACAATTATGTCATTATTGGAGGGACGGCTTGCGATATTGTCCTTCAGGGAACAAACATGCGTCCTCGCGCAACCAGCGACATCGATATGATTATCATTGTCGAAAGGATGACACCGGAATTCGCTGCAGCATTCTGGGCCTTTGTCCGTGAAGGCGGATATCACCCGGCAAAACGGAGCAGGGAAAATTCCGATGAGTCGATATATACTCTGTATCGTTTTGACAATCCCAATGACGGGTATCCCGTTCAGATAGAGCTGTTGTCCAGACATCCGGATATTTTAGGGGAACCTTCCGGATTTGTTATTGAGCCCATACCCGTGGGAGAAGAGATATCCAGTCTGTCAGCCATTATCATGGATGATGACTATTACCATTTTACTATCCGTAACAGTTTCGTGGCGGGAGGATTGAGGGTTGCTCACCCGATTGCGCTGATGGCATTGAAAGCACGGGCATATCTGAACCTTGTGGCAGAAAAGGAGAAAGGCAGACATGTCAATACCAAACATATCAAGAAGCATCGCTCGGATGTGCTGAAACTGATTGCCGCGACATCTGTCCCCGAACCCGTGAAAGCAACGAAAGCCATATACGAATGCGTCAGGGAGTTTTCCGGGCGCATGAGGGAAATGCTTCCCAGTCAATCTTTGGAAACAGCGCTGAACCGCACATCGGATGACATAGAAGTCTTTCTGGATATGCTGGATACGGCATTTACAATCGAAGAATGAGATGAAGATACAATACGCCAGCGACCTGCATCTGGAATTTGCCGATAACAGCAGGTTCTTAAAAGAATACCCGCTGGAAACAGCAGGCGATATTCTCGTGCTCGCCGGGGATATCGGTTACATCGGCGATGACAACTATTCGAAGCACCCTTTCTGGGACTGGGCATCCGAAAACTACGAACGGACCATTGTCGTTCCCGGCAATCACGAGTTCTACAAGATGTTCGACATCGACAAATTGTATAACGGCTGGGTACTCGACATTCGCAGCAATGTCTCCTGTCAATACAATACGGTAATACCGTTAGGAAAAGATACCGAGCTGATCACGACGACCCTCTGGGCGCATATACCGCTGGAGGACGCTTTCCGGACGGAAGCGGCCGTCAGCGATTTCAGCAGGATACGGCACGGAAGCAGCCCGCTGGATTTCAACAGGTTCAACGAGGAGCACTACCGTTGTTTCCGCTTTCTGGAACAGAGCGTAAAACAAAGTGCTGCCAAGCATATCCTTGTGGCCACGCACCATGTCCCGTCATTCGAGTTGATGTCTCCCGAGTTCAAGGGCAGCCCGCTCAATGGGGCTTTTACCGTCGAGTTGGGCGGTTTCATAGCAAACAGCCCGATCGAATACTGGATATACGGCCATTCGCACCGGAATATAGACAAGACTATCGGAAATACGAAATGCGTGAGCAATCAGTTAGGCTATGTGTTTAATAACGAACACCACTCCTTCGACAGGGCCAGATATATAGAGTTATAGCCCCCCCCGTTTGTACAGATGCCGCATTCCCGGCGTCAAGGTGAGTAAACGACAAGGTTTGTCCGTCCCGTCATTCGGGTTCGGACTTGCGGTAAACAATGCCGCAAAAGCGATTTTATCATGAATACCTGTCAAAAAACTGCCGTGGTATAAAACTCATAGCCTCACCAGCTTTCCCTCGATACCGCATCGCTCCAACGTTGCGGTATTTTCTTTGTCGAAGGCAATCAGGCAAGACGGGGCGCCGGCAGTTCCTCCCTGCTCGCCCGTAACATGGTAGAAGCTGAGCCGCCCCCTGATGAAGAGTATGGAGTCCGCACCGGGGAATATCAGTTCATGGAACAGCCTCGTGTCCGTGCGGGCGAAAGTCAGCGCTATGGCGTTGCGGTGCTCCATGCAGCGTCGGATGAACTGTACGATGATCGCCGTGTCGTACGGCGGGTTGCAGAACACGCGCCCGAACCACGGCTGCCTGAGCCCGTCATCCTCAATGGTATAATGGTGCCGGGCCGTGTCCCACGGGCGGTTTACGGGGGCGCAAGGGTCCAGATCGAACGAGTCCAGCCGCCCCAAGATGGCGGGCGGCGTGAGCCATTCGTTTTTTCCTGTCGAGGATTTCCCTTCAAAGGTCACGTTCATAGGCTTCAGATTGTATCGCCGTCACCTATTTGAATGTCAAAGGGATTGAGGTCGAACTCGTGGGTGATGTTCGTGTCGTCCTGCTGCGATTCGAGGCAGTCCTCGGAAAAGATACAACCTCGGAGTGTCACGGTCGTGGTCGTCCAGTCGTCCGAGGCCATGGGGTTGGCAAAAGAGATGATCAGGTCGAACTCCCCGATTTCGAGCAGCGAACCGTACACCGAGCGCAGAAGCTGCTGCGTGGCGTAGTCCATGGTTATCGAGGCCGTATAGGTGATGTTCCCGAAGCCGCGCGAGATGGGCCGGCCGCCCATGCCGTAGTTGCTTTCCACCTTGCGCTTCTTGGACCACTTGATGGCGGACACGCCTTCGAGTGTGGTAGAGCCCTCTTCGATACCCAACGCTGTAGAGGCGAGGGTGATCATCGACCAGCTATATGCTACATTATTGATTACTGCCATGTCATTCTGTTATTTTGCGGTTAATGAAAGTCCCTCCTCGACGTAGATCTTGACAGCCACCCCGACCGGCACGATGACGTAGGAGATGCGGAGCGTGTCGTCCACCAGCACGTTCTGGTTGGCATCGATGGTCACGGCATAGCCCGATATCTCCTGCGCCGCCTGCATCTTGGCGAGGATATCGCCGACAAGCGTCTTGAAGGAGGTAATCTTGGAGGGGGCGAGGTAACCCGTCGAGGGGTTGACCATCAGCGGCGAGTTGACGTACGGCAGGAGTGCCTCACGCACGGCGCGGCGACTCTTGTTGATGGTGCGGTTGCGGGCGATGGTGCGGTAGTCCCCCGTGGAGCAGGTCTGGTCCTTCGAGATGTAGATGCCGTTCTCCCGCCCGGCGTACTTGATCGGGAAGATGTATCCCTTGTCATCGAGCTCGTCCAGCAACGAGGGGGAGAGCGACTCGTAACGGTTCAGACTCAGGAAATTCTCCTCCGCCTCGTCGAGGTTGATGTCGCCGAACCCCAGCTCTATCTCCTGGAAGTGGTCCGTGAAAAGGTTGAACTGCTTCACCCACGCGATGGACTCGTGCACGCCGGCTCTGGCAATAGCCCCCATCACGGCCCCGAGGAACCCGACGGGCGTGTGGTTCGCGTTACGCATCTGCATGAGCGTGACGGTCTCGTGGTGCGCCTGCCCGAAGATGCAGCTGACGCGGCTCGCCTCGCAGATGCATGACGGAATCCTGTTCAGGTCGATCTGGCGGCCTTCGGTGGTGTCTCCTCCCGTGTTGGAGGGGTTGGCCGAGAGGACGAGCGACAGAGGCTGGTTCAGCTCCGCCAGCGAGACGGCCACGTCGTTCAGCCCCTTGACAAGGTTCAGGTTGTACTTCTCCGCCGCACCGGCAGCTTTCCAGAGCGGCTGTTCGGTCCAGATGCCCATCTGGTTGATCATGCCGCCGGCCGCACGCTGCATGACCTCGACGGCCTCCCACGAGGAGGAACAGTCGGCGAACATCACGTAGAGCTTGCCCGTGCCGTTCACGTTACCCGACATGCGGAAAAACTCCCGGATGTGGTAGGCCGGAATGCCGTGCAGGAAGTTCACGTTCGCCTCTTCCTCCTCGGTCGCCTCCGTGCGTTCGATAATGCCGAAGTCGTTGACGGCGGACTTGAAAGAGGTGATGTAGCACACGTCGCCCTGTTTGAGCTTCGACTCGTTCGTCTTGCCGTACCCTTCCGTGAAGAGCGTCGGCTGCAACGACACGTCGAACAGCAGCCCCGTCACCTTCTCGTTGGAGGAGCCCGTATCGTACGGGATGTTGCCATCCACGTCTTTGATGAAAACATTTCCGAGTGCCATAGGTTATGATTGGTCTTTAAGCTGGTTATAAAAAGGATTCTCATACAGCACCGCCTTGCCCCGGATGGCGGTCGGCGTGTCCGGGGAAAAGGTTCCGCCGTGCGCATCGATGTAGAGCGAAGGATAGCCCGGGAATTTCTTCAGCAGTTCCGACGCGAAGGAGTCCGGCATCCGAGCCTCTGCGCGCTCCCTTTCTTCCGGCTTTGCCGGAGGTGCCGTTTCCGCATGCACGGGTTCCGTACCGTTTGCCGTTTCCGTCGTATTTACCGGTCCTCCCTGCGGGGTGTCCTCCGTTGTGACCGGAGGTTTCTCTTCCGTATTGATTTTCTTTGCCATGATGGTCGGGTAAAAATTTGGGGAGCGGGGTTTCGACTCCGCTCCCCGGGTGAGACATTCAAATCAGGTGAAAGGTGGTGTATGTCGTTTATTCGGTTTTCTTGTAGGCGGTATGCACGACGATCTCGCCCGGACGGACGATGTTCACGTCCATCTTCATCCTCATCTGGAAGAAGAAGAGCTCGGAGTTGGCCTGCAGACGGTCGATTTTCAGGATGTCCGTGTCGTTGGCGTAATCGACGCCCATCCACAGGTTGGAGTCCATGCCCGTGGAGAACTCGCCCAGCACCATCGTGTGCTCGGGGATACCAGTAATGGGGATGATGCGCTTGCCTTTGAAGCGGTACTTGTTCACCTCGGTGTTCTCCGAGTATTTGACCTGTTTGTCCGAGATGTACTGGTCGTAGGCGTCCCAGGCATCCCAACCGATGACGAAGACCAGCGAGGTCTTCTTGCGGATCTGCTTGGGGCACTTCTTCCACATGGCGTAGAGTGCCGCCTCCACCGCAGCCCCGTCCGTCAGCTCGGTCGTTCCCGAGACGACGCACTGCCCGCCGGCGATGGTCTCGGCATCCTTGGCGTTCACGTTGTCGATGATGCGCTTGATGACCCCGTCGAAGTATTTCTCGCGGTTGGCGCCGATTTTCGTGCAGCCGGCAGGTTCCGTGACCTTGGCAGCCGTCTCGCCGCCCTTTGCCGCCGTCCAGATGGCGTTTCCGATGTACTCGTTTTTCTTCTCGATGAGAAGGCGCAGCATCGTGGCCTGTATCTTCGGGTCGAGCTCGCGGAAGATGAGGTTGCCCTCGGGCTGCGCGAACTTCCAGTATTTCTCGTAGTCACGGGGGTTGAACTCCACGTAGATCATGAAATCCGAGGGCTCGAGGTAGCGCTCGGTGAGCTGAAATTCGTTGAAACCGTCCTCCCCCTTGGCGCCGTGGATGGGCTGCGGGGTCGGGATATTGTCCTGAATGACGTTCCCCAACTTGATGGCCGGGAGCGTGTAGCGATGCTGGATACCCGTCTTGATGTGGATAAGGCCCTCGCGCACCGTGTCGTTGCCCTGAACGGTATAGCTCAGAAGGTCTTCCAGCACCTCGCCGGAGTAGCCGTTTTGAAGGAAATTTACAGTATCTGCCATTGTCGAATGAGTTTACTTGTTTTACCGATGAATCTCAGCCGACTGGCGGACACTTTTCCGCGCGAGGCATGATACCTCCGGCATATCAGTTTATAAGGTTCGGGGGTTCCCCTTGGCGGGGATTACCCAAGTTTGCGGAACTCGAAGTTCTTGCCCACGACCTCGGTGACCTTCTCGGTCATCAGCTGCTCGGCCGTGCTGGCCGCCTCCGCTGCCGCCTGCACGTTCCCCTGATCGGTGGCGATAGCCTGCGATATCTTTTCCCGCGCGGGAATGGAAGAGAGCGTGCTCTCGGCAAGGGTGAAGTTCGAGGTGGCCATCTCCACCCACTGGGCTTTGGCCTCGCGGTCGATTTTCCCTTCGGTGATGGCGTTCTCGACCAGCGTCTCGATGCGGGACGCCTGCTCCTCCTTCTCCTTCTTGCGGTAGTCGGAGAGCTGCGACGTGGCCTCCGAGAGGTCTTTCTGCAGGTTCTGGATCGCGGCTTCCTTGCCGGCGATGACTGTCTGGGCGTCGCTGAGCGACTTTTCCAACTCCTTGTACTTGGGTTCCAGTGCCGCCAGCTCCGAGATGCGGGCCATGACATCCTTGACCTCCTTATCTTTCATGCCGAGCGAGGCGGCAATAGCGCCGTACTCGAAACCTTGTGTCTTGTTTTCGTTTGCCATATCGTTTTCCGTTTGATTAAGAGTAGGTACCGCTGCAACGAAAAGTTTATTCCCGGCCGCGACGCGGTTCATCAGCTCTTGTATGGAGGCCGTGTCGGTCATCGCGGCTATCTCGTCATGCACCCTCTCGCACAGCTGCTTCGAGGTGTGGATGATGTTTTCGGCCGGAATGATGCCCGCCTTGACGGCGGCTGGGGCATCGAAGTAGGTGCCGTCCTTGCCCGCCTCACCGTTCATGATGGCGCGGACGTGCTCCGCTTTCAGGCCGAAACGCTTGCGGTAAATGGTCTCTATCTGCCGGGTGAAGGCCAGAACCATATCGGACGGTTCCGTCTGGCCATCCTCGCCCGGCAACATGGGGTTGTGGATCATCAGGATAGCATAGTCGCGCATCAGGGAGCGCCGCCCGGCCGCCCAAATAATAGAGGCCATCGACGCCGCGACACCCTCGATGACACACTCCGTATCGACCTTCGCGTTGGCAATAGTCGAATAGGTGGACATGCCGTACAGCACGCTGCCGCCCTCGGAGTTGATCAGCACGCGGATGCACGAGGGCCGGACGATATTCTCCAGAAAGTCGAACTCCTCGTTGAAACGGGCGGACGTCTCTTCCGTCACGCGCCCGAAAAAGCGGATGACGGCCGGCTCGCCCGTTTTCGCCTCGCCGACGACGTATTCAAGTGTATTTATGTCCATGGGAAACTGTCTTTTGGATAAGAGTAGCGGAAGAACGCGCGAAAGGTTGAAAACAAAAAGCGGGAGGTGTACGCCTCCCGTTTCGTGTGTTTTTGTCCTGCCGTTTTCCAGTCATTCGAACAGGCTCAGAATAAAATCCCGTCCTTGGGGTGTCCAGACCGTGAACGTGCAATAGAGCGGTTCCCCCGAGGTGTCGAATCCGTTCTGGAAGGTACGCTTGCGGGTGTACCCCTTGCCGTCGTACTCCGGTGTCGGCACCCAGATATGCCCGCGACGGCGTTGTATGCCCTTCTCCTGCAAGGTGCGGTTGAGTTCCGCACCCGTCATGCCGAGCTCCGCGGCGATTTGCGAAATACGGTAAATCCGTTTGTCGTCAGGGTTGCGGCTGCCGTGCACCTTGTCGTAGAACTCCACTTTGTGCATCTGGGACTCCAATGTATCGGCCAGCCGCTCGTTCTCTTCCCGCAGGGCGATGCTTTCCGCATAGCTGTCGCGCAGGCGCTCCACGACTCTTAGGACGAACCGCGGGTCTTCGGCAGCATGTGAGGCAGTATCGGATGTCGCGGTCATGCCGTACCGCAGCAGCTCCTTGATGCGGTCGTTGCACCAGATGGCGAAGAGCGGCGAGAGCCAGCGGGCGAATTCCAGCGCCACGTCCTCGTGGAAGAATGTGCCCTGAATGCCGTTGCCGCCCCGGATGACCCATACCAGTTCCGTTCGGGGAATTCCCCGAACGGCTGATAACGAGCGGAGAAACTCCTCCGTCTGCTTTAACCGTGTCCAGTCGCTGGGCTGCTTGCGGAACGGCTTGGCCATCTCGGAGGCGTTGACCGCCACATGCCGTTCCCCGATTCCGAAAGTTACCGGGTAGTCGTTGTAATCGAATGTCCGCAATGTAGTTTTCATCTTTTCCCGTTTTGAATGTCTTCTCTGTAAGCGTAGGTTCCACCCGGTAAAAAGGATTGCCGCCGGCCCCGTTTTTTACGGATTTTCGTCACCGCCTTCATCTCCGCCCGTATCCGGCGTGTCCATCTCCACCGACGGCTCGAACCCGGTCGCTTCGTCGTATGTCGGCTCCGCGTGATGCCCGTGTCCTTGGCTGTCATACTGCGGGGCGTCGCTGTGCTGTGTGAACGGAGGCATAACGAGGTAACGTTCCACCCAGTTCCGGTAGCGCCATGCCGAGGACTCGCGGAACCAGACCTCGTAATCGATCCAGTAGGCCTGCAGCATGTTGGTCGTGAGCGGCATGTCGAAGTACGTGAGGTTGCAGCGCTCGCTAAGCGCCGGCTCCCGGTCTTTGGCGTCCTGTATGGCGACGTTCAAGCGCTGGAAGACAATGAACGGGTCGCACTCGCGTTCCGGGTCGGAGTTGTTGAGCGTGTCGAGGATGAAGCGCACGCGCATTGTGGCGCGGCCTTCCCCGATACGCTGCTGTTGCACGAGGTAACGGACGTTGATGAAGTGGATGAACACGGCGGGGAACGCCGTCTCGTACTCCGTGTTCTCGCTGCGCACGATACGGGCGAACTGCCCGTTGTCGATGGCGATGGTCTTGAACAGCGGCGGCGAGAGCGGATTGTCCGGGTCCTCGCGGACGGTGAGGATGGCGCGACGCACGGCATGGTACATGTTCACGAACGGGTTCTCCGTGACTTCCTCCGGCTGGCTGTCCGTCCTCGGAGCCTGCTGCCGGGGCGGCTCTGCGGGATGCTTGTCTTTTATCATACGCCCGGAAATCCATTAAAAATCATGTCGGTGAAATGCGAGGCGATATGCCCGTCTATCTTCGGGGAGAATCTGATGAAGGGTCGGTGTTCGGGACGCCGCGAGGAATACTGGTTCACGGTGTAGAGCCCGTATTTCGGGTCCGTGTTGTGGACGGCGGCGTAGTTCTGGTACCGTCCTTTCTTCCGTCCCCGTTTCCCCCGTTCCGGCGTGCTCTTCTCCGTGGTGTGAATCCAGTAATAAGCGCCTTTCCGGAATATCCGCGTGCGATCGGCCCTCCGTCCGACGATATCGACACGCTTGGCCTCGCCCTCGATGCCCCGGGCCAATGCTCCCGTATCGTTCATCACCGGATGGGTGAATTTCCTGCCCCAGCGGGAAGTGCGCGGAGCCCACCTCTTCCCGTTGAACCCGCCGGCGGCGAAAGAAGCCTGAAACTGCTCCTTGGCATACTCCCCGGCCACCGTCGCGAAGTCGAAGGCGTTGTTCTCGAGACGGCTGGCCATCGCCGTCGTCCACTTTCCGGGTACCCACTGGGCACAGAATTCATCGAGCGTGATCTTGGACATGGTAGAACCTTTCTTTTAAGCGTTTCACGATTTGTTGTACTTCCTCCGGCAGCGGCTTGGAGAAATAGGCGTGCGCCGGAGAGAATATCCTGCCGCCCGTGGCCAGACTCTCCCGGAAGACGGGGTCCACCCGCCTGCGGTATTCTTCACCGGCGGGGAGCGCCCCGTGCACCGATGCGAAGCCGTCCGCGACGAGAAAGCAGCGGCAGCCCCATTCGATGGGCGGTATCAACTCCGGTGGGAACTCGGACTTGCGGTATGACAGACCTTCGAGCGAGAGATGCCATGGCCGCACACGCTCGTCCCCCTGCGTCATGTAGGTCACGACGGTTTCGGGACTTACGGTCAGCCACCACGCCGCCATCGAGGCGGCAAACAGCACTTGGTCGTTCTCCCGGGCGGCGTAGGTCAGGTTGTAACGCTCGCACAGGGACTCGTATGCGGCGATCTCTTCGACCTGCGGCTCCTCGGGAAGCTCTTCCAGCAGGGCGGTCTCCTCGGCGGCGGCGAAGTCCACGAGGTTGTCGACGGCGGCCAGAAGGATGTCCCGCTGCCGGCGTTCCCGCTCCGTGGTGAATTCATTGTGACCGCGCAGGATATCCAGTGCCCGGTCGAGATCCAGCCGCAGGCCGGTCAGGGCACGGTCCACGAGGAACGAGGCACGCAGCGTGATGATATCCTCGATAATATCCTTGCGTTCGGCGCTGTCCTCCCAGAACAGCACCAGCCGGCGGAACGCCTCCCGTATCACCTCGTACTCTTTCTGCGTGTCTGTCTTCTCGGCCCTTGCGGCAAGGATACCGGGGAGCGGAAGCCGGGCCGTTACTTCGCTCCCCGCAGAAAATTTGCGACCCTCACGCCCCGCGGATGCCCGTACCGCTTGTAATACTCCTCGTCGGACATGATGTGGCGGTCATTGCTGCTGCCGCCGACAGACACCCCGCCCGCACCGCCGTAGACGCTGTCCGGAATCACGTTGAGCTGTTTGCCGACGTTGATGCCGAACTCCTTCTCGATCTCGTCCGCCGCCACCTCGTACTTGTCCGTGATGAGTTGGTAGAGCTTGATGCGGTCTTCGTTGTTCATCTCGATACGGTTCGAGTATTTGAATTCAAGGCCGGCGTGAATGTAGCCCATCGCTACCAGACGGGGAACGACCTCCTCGTTCATCACGTTTTCGATATATCTGCGGTATACCTCGATGCGGTCCCGGAAAATATCCTGATGAGCTTTCGTGGAACCCACGTACGACTGCATGCCGCCCGCCATCGATTCGCTCCCCAGCACGAGGTTCGAAACCTCCTTGTTGACGAACTCGATGAGCCCTGTGTAGATCTTCTCCGAGTTGGACATGGTGAAGGTCTTGATGTCCACCTCATCCTCGATGCCCGTAACGATCACCTTGTTCTGCGCGGCGTTGGCGATCTCGCCCGCCAGCCGCTTGCGGTCGGCATTGCTCTCAGATACGGTCTTGCCATGTATGATGGGCTGACCGTATGTGTGCGAGAAGTTGACGTAGTTGGCGACGGTGAATTTCTTGGCCAGGATGAGCGGCGTCGTGGCCGAAAAGAGCCCTAAATCCCCGGAATTGACGAGAATATAGTTCTTCGCGTAGGTCGCGTGACGCAAATCCCAGTGCGGCTCCCAGATGCCCTGACGTTTGAGGACGATACGCTGGTCCGCCAGCACGTTGCGCCGCTCGATGCTGTTCACCTCGGCGAGCTTGCCCGTCTTCGCGTCGATGGCGGGCATGATCTCCAACAGGGTGTAGCCATAGAGCTTGGATTCCACGATGCCCTTGATGATTTTGTCGAACTGTGAACCCTGAATTTTCTGCGTCTGCTCCACATCCTTGATGTACTTGCCCTTCTCGTTCATGCGGGCGAGCATGTAGCGGTCACCCAGTATCTGGCTTTCGAGCGTCTCGATGACGGCGCGGATATGGGCATCCTGCTGAAGGCAGGTTTCGTACAGGTCGATCAAACGTGCCCGGTCGTCGAGGATGCATCCGAGCAGCACGTCCTGACGCGAGGAGCGGTAGCGGTTGTCGCGCTCGATCTCGCGGACGTATTCCTGTATGGTCTTCTTCGAGGTCCGGAATATGCTCTCCAAAAGGGACCCGTTGAATGCGTGGTCGGATGTCGTCATTTGCAGGCGGTTTTACCTAAAGAGTAGCGGCGTTTCCCGGCGAAGGTTTTTCCCGAAAAAAAAGTATATGGAACAGAGAGGATTTAAGGTTTGAGAGTCAGAGAAAAATGCATTATCAAAATATATAGATTTTGCGCCTATTTAACGCATTAAATAGCTAATAATCAACGAAAATAATTCAGGCAAAATCTGAAAATAAATACCATTTTATTACTATATTTATAATTGGAATATATAAATTTGCGTTCAATTTTCAACAACTTACGTCATGGAAAAGAGAAAATGAAAACCGTTTCGATTCCTTGCCGGCAGGTTCGGTACAAGGAATTTCCCGAACTGCTTTTCGGAACGTCGCGGGACGGCGACGGTCCGTACTATTTCGACGCCACGCATTTCATCCGCGCCCGGGGCAACGGGCAGCGGCACAACGTGCGGGAGTTCCGCCTGGCTTTCCATCACTGGATAGAGGCGCTCTCCGGTGCGTACGGAATAGATACGGAAGACCTTGTCGTCCGCGACGAAGCGTCGGGGCACCTGTTAATTGATGAATGTCTGGCTTTGCTGTTCGTCGTCTACATCGAACCTTCTTTCGGCGCCTACATGTTGGAGCGCCTTTCGGAGATGCTGATCGACGGCTTTTCTGTTTCGGACACGTGGCTGGCCAAAGCGGCCGGCCTTAGATTTACGCGCGAGGAATTAACACAAATTTTAGAGAATTATGAGACGTAGCAATTTTAAGCGGCCGAAGACGGTACTCGTCTTCAACGGGGCACAGGTCCTCGTCGCTGTCATTCGCTCGCTCCATAGCGCGGCGGAACTGACGAAAGGTAACTTACAGGCTATTTCATTCTGCTGCACGGGCAAGTATGTCTGCAGCGGCGGGCTTTACTTCCGGCACCTGCACCCCGATGTCGAGGTGGGGCTCGACGACCTCGACAACCTGCAGTTACAGGAGTACGACGCCCTGTGCGGGGAGAAGCGCACCTACTACTCGGTACGGCAGATGGCCCGCAAACGTGTATCACGCCAGAAGAAAAACGATAACGACGAAAAAGAGAGATGACTATGAGAGAAAACAGAAAGGTTCCGTTCCGTGACACGACCATTCGCGTATCGCGGAACCATGACGGGATGCTGCACGTGTCGGCGGACGACGTGTGCGGAATCCTCAAACGCGACGAGCTGCTCAAAAAGGGCGGCATCGCGAAAATCTGCCCGTCCGCCATCCGGATGCCGCTGCGCAAGGGTGGACATGAGTTGTGGGTGTTCCGTCCCTCGGACATGAGGCGGCTCCTGCAGTACGTCCGCAAGGAGAGTATTCTACCCCGTGACCTGTTCGACGATCTGGAAACATGGGGCAACCAGCTTTTCGAACTGGAGGCCGGAAACCTGCACCCGCAACGGCAGGCGGACACCGTCTGCCATTTCGCGGAGGATTTTCCCGTGACATTCCGACGCGTCGGCGACAAGCTGATGGTCAACGCCACGCAGATCACGATGCGCTACGACAAAATCCCGTCCGAGTGGCTCCGTATAGCCGCCACGGACCACCTGCGCCGCGAGCTGGCACGCACCGGACAGACGGACCGCTACGAGTTCCAGCTCTTCACCACGCGGGGACGCGGCAAGGGCGCCACGTGGATAGAGTCGCCGCTGCTTGTCCCGCTGGCGCGTTGGATAGCGCCCGATACGGGACTGGCCGAGTGGTGTGAGGAGCAACTCGTAATGCTGGCGGCAGGTCGGGTACGGCACCGGCCGGTGCCGCGTGGGGCGGAAACCGGCAGCCTGCCATGTCTGGACCGTCCCCTTCCGGCGAATATGGAGGAGGCCCTCTCGCAAGTCGACGAGCTGCGCAAGACCGTACGGGAGTTCCTGCCCAAGGCAGCCTTTTACGACGAGTTCGTCGAGAGGCGCGAGTGGTTCAAGAGCACGCGTATCGCCGATGAGCTCAACACCTCGCCGCGCGACCTGCACCGCTTTCTCCACGAGGAAGGCATCTGCATGTACAGCAAGCAGCAGTGGGTCGTGCTCCCGGCATACCGCTCCTGGCAGTGCGACGTTCCTTACACTTGGGAGAACGACCGGGGCGAGGTCTTCACTTTCGGTTCCCGCAAGCGCTGGACACCGGAGGGACGTGAGTGTATCATCGAACTGTGGTGGAAGAAACACCCCGAATACCGTTGAGTATGGAGACAGCATTACAACGAATCATCCGGAAAACGGGACGCAAGCCAGTGGAATGCCGGTGCGCCGCGTGCAGGGCGCAGTGCCGTACCCCGTGTCTCGGCACGCCGGAGGATATCCTTCGTCTGCTCAAGGCCGGCCACAGGCGACGGCTCGCGCCAACGCTCTGGGGTGTGGGACTGCTGCTCGGGCGGCTTCCGTACGCGGTGCCGATGGTACAGGCCCGACGGGAGAACGGGTATTGCACCTTCTTCCGGGACGGGCTGTGCGAGCTGCACAAGGCCGGACTGAAACCCACCGAGGGCAGGCTCTCGTATCACACCATCACCGTGGAGAACCTCAAGTTCGGGCGTTCGCTCTCGTGGAACGTCGCCCGGGAGTGGCTGAACGGGAGGAATGACGCGGTCATCGGCGAGATCACCCGCCTGATGGCGGAATAGACAAGAACCCGGCAGGCAGACGCATGACAGTATTAACCCGTTAATTCCTCACCGCCGGACATCTGCCTTCCGGGTCTGTTTTAATTCGTACTGGTTACAAACAATTCATACCGGTTGGGGCTATCCTTATCCAAAGAACTATTTGATAACCAACAGTACGAGTATGAAACTGAAAAAGAGAATGACATTCGACGAGATGGCAGCGCATCTTGTCGAGAACACAGGCAAGGTGGCGAACCGGGTAACCGTGGGACGCTACGCCAGAAAATTAGGGTACTCCGTCTATAAACCGATGATCAAGGGGAAAATCCGGCATTGCTATCTCAACGAGGCGATACGGGAAGAGTCGGAAGAGGTTGAACGGAAAGATGCGAGGGAGGAGAAAAAATGAAAAGGGAGCAGGCTTATTTTTATCAAGTCTACAAGGGCCTTGTCATGGGGTTCGGCATGTGCGAGGCGGTCTTCATGGCATACATGGCGGACCTCGACCGGCTCAGGAGGTCGGGAGCGGATACCCTTTCCGGGCTGAACGCGCATCTGGGCGCTACCGGAATGGGCCGGAGGTCTTTCGAGCGGTGTGCTCGGAAAGCCGTCCGCATGGGGCTGCTGGAAAAGATACCCGTCGACGGCAGGTACGACTATGTGTGGAACAGCACGGCATACGCCAGACTGGTGGAGATCGTCTCAACCAACACAAGCTACGTGGTCTTGCGGGAGTTCTGCGACAGGGTGTTCGAAGCCGAAGGCAGAGAGGTGTCATCTATTACCGACAGTGAGGTGAGAATATTGAGGAATACCCCTTTTCCAAGGGGCGGTAAACAATGA